AAACTAGAATCATCTAACAGATTCATAGCACCATGCGCTACAATAGCATCTTTAGATAATACAATTGCCTCATTTGATATGCGGTTATATGAAAAAGAACACAAGTTGTCGAATAGAATAATATCGAAGTCCATACGAATTAGAGGACGCATATTAGCCTTTCGGTGATATATCCGATTCTTGGTAACTGAAAATAGCATTTAGCAACGCCTTCGCAGGTAAGTCGCTGTAGCCGTAGAAATATTGCTCACCGTACTTTAAAGTTGCGGTGAATTTTAATTGGTCGGGGTAGTCCAGATAGAAAAACTGACCGCTAGTAAGTTCGGCCTGAAATGTTTGATTAATGCTGGCAGCGGGTGTAATCCACACACCAACAAATTGCACCCCGTCATTGCGGGGTATTAAGTCCCAAGCCTCTTGAAAACTAGAGGCCGTTAATAAAGTTGCCACTATGTTATTACCTCTATCGTTATACGATTATCGGGGTTAAGCAGAAATGGCAGCATAATGTGTTGTACCCCCTGCGCAGTATCAAGTACAATCACACGAATACGTTCGCCAGGGTGTCCGCGATCTTCTAATATTCTGCCATAATACAATTCTTCGCCATCTTGGTCAATGGCAACAATATCACCAATGGCAGGAGTATAACCACAGACTTCTAAGTCCTGCAATTCGTGGATGTACATCAGCGTGAATAATCCGTCGTGTCAAGTTCTGGTTTATCTGAGTCAATGAACCCGTATGGATTTTCCAATACATCTGCGATTTCGTAGAATGACAGGCGCATCTCATCATTCATATATACCAGACACTCATTCAGATGTGGTACAAGCGGACTAATACGTTTAGGCCAGAACCGCTGTGGTAAACGATTAGGCAATGTCAGAATTTCCTTGTATGGACACCAATAGTTTAAATGCTGTAAAATCATCAAATCCCGACCAGCATTTGAGGCTAGCAATTCCAGCATCATATCGGTTGCCGAATCCAAATAGATAGCACCTAACACGCAGCACTCTAAGATGTGGGGTAGGTATGCAGATTCGTCGCTGTCAATTACAGTCATGTAACCTTTGACACGCTGCGGAATACCAGTATTCGCAATTGTGCGAATTGCCTGAGCCAGATCACGATATAAACCGACTTTGCGTTCTGCATCTTCTTGCGATTCTTCATCTGCGTACTGAATAAACATGATTTTCTCCTTAGATTGATAGGTTTTGATAGATATTGGGGCTTGACTTTTAGTTATAACCTACGACTTTTTTATCGTTTGCGACACCCATTGTAGACCATAACATATTCTTTAATAAGGAATGTACTCTGTCCCGTGTAAATGGATCATAAGGTGTAGTCCACCACACAAATAAACAGAACTTTTTACTGCCGAAATCAAATACTTCTTCGCTCCATGATAGCTGTGTGTTGACATATTTACCCCACACTTTGTTGGAGTCCATAATATCAAACCATTTAAGATCAGCAGACGGCTTCACCAGGAAGTCAAACTCACCGTCAAATGATTTCCTTTCAGCGACTTTAATAGTCATATTTACCTTCTTTCTCTAAGCAATCAATAACATATTCAGTTATTGCTCTAGGTGTCCAAGTATCGGTATCACGAACATAATCCATGCGTTGGTTGTAAGTTAACGCACGTTCAAATAGATACATAGCGGCTGTACCATCGGTGAAGAAATCAGGTACGTGGTTTTTCCACAGCAAACTTTCAGTTTGGTTATGCGACCAACCCGTAACGGATTTAGCTTTTTCATCAGCAATCAGTTTACCATAGATGCAGGACTTACCATTAAACCCCACTAAAACCCAATGTTGTTCATACATAGGGCGAGATGGCGTTAAGTTGACCGCATTGAAGCCGATTGCTTTAGCAAGTTCGATATTGTCAAATACCTTTGTACGCATTTTCTTTCTTTTCCTCCCATAAATGTATGTTTGGCTATATGTAAATCACGACCTTCACCGAACGGTTCACCATCACATTTTTCTGCTTCGACGGGTATTGTTAGATAGTTATATTTACTCAGCGGATAATCTGAGTGCAAATTATCAAAGTGTTTCCGTGCATCTTCTGCATTAAGAAACACTTGACCGTTATTGTATATTACCATCTTTTTAGTCGTTATGTCAACTATAACGATATGTCGTTTGTCAGACATTTGTTATGATCCTTGTGTTTTGGGGGAACGAAAATAGCCTAGCACGAAACCGTCTAGGCTGTCAAGGGATTGCTAATGCGATTTTAGATAGGTTCGTACTTTACATTAAAACCGTAGGCTTTAATCACGTGGGGTGCGGTTTCAATATGCACCACACCCATATCGTTTGCCAGCCAGATAAACCACACATCTTTCTTACCGACTAATTCATCAATACGTCCGATTATATCTTCGGCTAGCAGTTGTTCGGTTTTCTCCTGAATTTTCTCAATCGGTAGTCCGGTCAGATGGATGGGGGAAATAGGCGTATAATCATTATACACCCCTGGCATAATAACGAACAGGATGGCAGCTTTACTTGTCATGTTTAAAACGCCGAATACGCCGACGGGCAATCTGCAAATGTTCAATTACTTCATCACCGTCACCTGAACCTAAAGCGCGGTTGATGTCTGCGTATACTTCGTCAATCAAGATGTCGTTAGCTTTAACCTGATGTAGCAATATCCAAGATACTGGCACTTCACCGTAGGCTAAAGCACGGTAAACTGAGCCGCCGATTTTTGCTATACCGTTCCAGCTACGAACACCACTACTGGTCGATCCGCGTGTTATATTTAAGATCGACATCAATTTGCTCACCCGATCTTCTTTTTCACCTTCAACACGATAATTGACCGTATAAGTTGAACCGCCCATTATTTCTTCTCCAACACAACCAACCAAGTCGGCTCAACATGCTGTATACTGCCGTTTCGAAAACGCACTACGAAAGAGGGGCGAGAATCTGCACTCTTATTCATAATCGTTTCGATCCGACGGTCATTCAAAAACACCAGATAGTTTGTAAAGTAATGGGCTGGATTACTCCACAATTCGTCAATCGTGATTTTCTTTTGCAGTTGGGATTTTATTACCCGTAAGGTATGTATCATGTGATCGATAGTATGGATGTCGAAAGTGAATTTGTAGTCGGTATCACCTTCTGCGATAACACTAAAAGTGCCTGAGTCATCAGTTGACGGTTCAAACACCAGTCCATAACTGTCATCGGTTTCACGAAATTCATAGATCGAACCAGCTTTTATAGCCATTGTGGTATTACTCCCTAATAGATGTGGTGATTTCTCCCGCATCAATCGAACGTTGTAAAGTACGGCTACCCACCTGAATACTACGGGTACGGGGTGGGAAACCGTCAAATGTAATACAGAGGCATAACGAACCACGCTCAGGGTCGTCTTTAACCGACACTTCACGCTTAAGCAGCCAACGATTGTCGCCCAATGCCTTACCGACAGGCGTTAGTTTCCAATCAGGTTTCTGTTTGAAAGCGTCCGACACTTGAAAATAAAACGATTGATTGAAATGTGCCATAGCGCCCCTTAAAATTCGATAGGATCACCAGAAAACAATGCACGAAAGGCCATATAGGTGTCGTAGTTAATATGCCACGAATGGAGGAATAAGATGTCACCGTTATCGACGTGATAGCAAAAATTAGCAATCTTGAAGAGGTCATGACCAGCACGTTCTACCGCCCAACACACCCACAGAGTTTGTTCGGACTCATCGGGTGGAATAACGCGGAAAGCTACATTTGACCCCATTACTTCCCCAAGCCGCAGATCGTCACCTAACAGGTCTGCATTAATCTGCATCTGATCTTCATAGGTGTCTTGACGATAATAGAGTAATTGCCATTCGCTACTCATGTTCAGACTCCGTAATGTCAGTCAAGACGATAGATACGGGCATATCGGCTTTACGATCAACTCCGTCAATAGTGCGTTTGCCGTTTTTAATGTGCCATTTGCTGCCGCGATTGGCAAACACTCTATATTGGTATAATTCTCGTTGGGCTAAGTCTTTTGCCCGATCCAGGTAACGGGCTTTTATCTCATGGCGATATATTAAAAGAGTAGAATTTTCGGGGTATACATCTACTCGGTAAGTATGAATCGCCGTTGGAATGAGACGAATATGCGGCACATCAATCGCTTCACGGATGCAATAATGCTCCACCCACATATCCTGACAGGTTTTGCAAACTTGTTTTGCCCCGTGAATAGGTTTGTCATATTTACCCGCCGGTTCAAAGCCACGATCATCCTGGTAACGTTCTAAAATCCATTTACGGGCGGATTCTTCATCGTCAGCTATAGAAATTTTGTGAAAACTGCTGTCACTAAAACCATTATCGGTTTCGGTAATAACAACGATTTCAATCATGTTTGTATATGTCCTTCCACGTGCCATCAAGCGTCTCATACACGAACGATGTAGTATTACCAAACACACAATAACTGTCAAATTCTGCTGCCATACCGCGACCCGAATTGATTTTAGCAGCGGTTTCAAATTCATTCTGGTAAATAGCGATATTCATAATCGTCTCATCAGTATCGGGCGGGTATTGTAAAGCTAGGTCAACAATGGTTTTTTCAATCGCTTCGCCAGCAATAACAGCCATAACACACCAATCAGTAGTGGTTAACATTATTCGATCACCTTAAGCGTGGTGATGAACAGGTCGCAGAAACCAGCCAGATCAATCCAGTTAATTTCGGCAGGCAGCGGTTCAGATTTCGGGAAAGTAAATAAACGCCCATGTCGCCCGTTAGAGCGAAAACGTTCGTCCAGGTTAGGATCATCGTCCCAAACAAATACCATGTGGTTGTAACGCTCCATGTCTTTGAGCCATGTTTGTGAGAGCAAGAACTTCTCACACAGCATTTGGGTTTCGGCAATACGAATGTCAGTATCGCGTGGAACGATACGAGCGCCGACAGGCTGAGTTTGGGTATCACCAAACACTTGAATTTCGAGCATGTGAACAAGTTGTTGTGCCATTAGATTTGTCCTTATATGTACCGTAAACGAAATGGGTCGGTTGGGGAAGTCAACAATCACTGTACCACAACCGACCCGAAATTGTCAAGAATTTGCTACTGCGTGAGGCTGTACTCGATCAGGTGGGTTTCACGCCAGGGGATATAGGCATCAACCGGCGCTTTGCGGATGGCGGAAAAGTCAGCCCAAAAGACTTCTTTCAGGTCAGGGTATTTGACCGAATTGATCTTAAAGGCGTACAATTCCAGGTCAATGGCACGCAGTAGTGCAGCACGGGCTTTAATGTATTTTTTAGTGCGGCGGCTGATATTGCCATTGGAGTTGGTCAGGGCTTTGTTATAAGCCTCTACTGCTTTTTTCTTGGCTTCCCGCGCAATTTCAAGCGCAGTCTCATTCATGGTCTTGACTGTGTGCATAGCACCAATAGCGGCTTTGTCTTTACGTTTCATGGTGGGGACTCCTTATGTGATTTAGATTTATAGATGCGGACGTTAGATGGGGATAAGCATGAGCCAGCAGGCCAGGAATGCCAGGACTACAGCAATGCTGATTAAAGCGAGTGAACGCTGCTCGATAGCTTGACGGACTGTGCGGCCTGTCAACCAGAAGAGAACGAATGCTGATACTAACATAACAGTCAATGCGAACAATTGAGAATCGGTATACATATTAGGCCTTTCAAATACAATGTTGAGCGAGATAGAGAAGAATAGTAGCAACGAATGATACAATCACCGCAATTGCTACCCCGTCTTTTTGTCCTTTCATGTTATGCCTTTCTAATCGGGTTGGATGATGTCGATCTCGCGGATTTCATAGTGGCGGGATTTAAGTCCTTCGCCCTGAAAGTTCCAGTATTCGCTGGACTTAGTGTGCTTGTAGGCTTTGGCTTTAGCAGGAACATCAGGAATTAAATTACGCTGATGTAAAAGCCCGATCACATGATTGGGTGATTCTGCCACAACAACTTTCCAAGGCGACATATCGGGCATGTTATCACCGGCAGCGCCCCTGTATACCAGATAGGATTTCAGTGGTTGTACCACTTGAAGCAATTCATCCCTGGTTTCAAACATGGTAGTATTAGTAGGCATACCGTTTTGCATATGCCATGTCTGGTAATACAGCATAGCATCTTTCCAGGTGGCTGACTCAAAGATGTGCAAAATAGTGCCGTCACTGCGTTGGATTTTGTAGGTAGACATAGCAGATTCTCCTTTTTTATTCGGGCAATTCAATCACTTGGACGATAGCGGTGGGTGTCACGATGTAATAGAACACCCGATCATCGTCGGCATCCATCGGGCGCATCATGATCTTGATACTGGTGTTGTTGTTATAGAGTTCTTGCTCAACCACAACTTGCTGACGATATTCTGACACAGCAGCGATTAACTGGTCGGCATTGTCATGAAAGGCTGAGAAGCCGCTAGGATGTGGGGGTACATGACCCCATATATCGTGAAAAGATGAATCACCAATATCCACCTGATACATCACCAGCATAGTGTCGGAATAGGCCAATTTTACTTCGTTCATGTTATTTACTCCTTATAGACGATTTATATACAGTGTGCTTAGGGTGTCGATGCAATGTCAGGACGATGTGGCGCGGGGATCATGGTAAAGATTATAGCAGGGAAAGCCATAGGTGTCAATCTTGTTCTATTAGTACGTTCTATGACACTATGGTCTCGAAAAACATAATATATTATTAAGTGATTCGAGACCATAAGTTAATATGACTGCTAATAGGTATTTCAAGCATATGTATTACATATATGTAAACACATGAGCATGACCGATTTGAAGGCTAATGATGTTAGCTTTGTCCGAATTGAATTTTCAATTGTTAAGCCGATTTAACAATCGTGTTAAATTTATTTAACAATCCGTCTTTTCGTCAGTTTGCCAGATCGGATGGCTTTACGTACTTCATCACGTACTTGCTGGCGCAACCATTCATGTTTGGTCAATTCGCTGCTGTTGTTTGTAGGGGAATTTTTGGTCATGATACTGGACTCCTTATGTACATAGTGTACGTTAGTAGACACCGTGTCTATAAACTGTTAGTTTGCTGATGTCAAATGTCCGAACATTTGGACATTTAATTAAGGGTTGCGAACGGTTTTGCCAATTTATATACCGCTTGTTTCATGTCTGTTAAATCGCTGTAATCTTTTTCCTGTACAGCGCACAGATGAATTTCTTCGTTGATCCGCCCTATCAACGCCCACTTAAGGTCACAGATAAGCCATTCAACCGGATCGAGTTTATTTGCAGGTATATAGAGCATGATTTTTTCTCCTTAGATTTACAGGGTCAGGCCACAATTTCGCTTACATTTTTGTGACATTTTTTGTCACAACTTTATGGACATCGTGTAAGATAGTAGACATAGTGTCTATAATTGATAGTTTTTGATAGGTTTTTTACCTCACTTTTTCCCTAAAAACGCGCCTAGTTTTTTTCCCACGCACCGGCGGATTCAGGACGATGTGTTATAAACTGATAAGTTATTCGGCGCTGCTAATTCCATTCCTTATAGACATATAATGTATTAATAACAAACTCTTCCTGGTGCATGGTCGGACTCCTTATATGTACGTATGCGGTATATGTGAACGGCAGTTCTTGCCCTACCCAAGAGTCTACGGTAGGACGACTCCCCATGTCAAGCTATTGCCGACAAACGACAAGACTCCGCCAACACTCACGGGAAAGGTTGTCAGGGAATTGTAAAGATTTGTCTAGGAAATCTTTACAAATGCTTGACACGGTTTGCCGATAGGGTATATAATATAAATAAGCCAAGAGACGGCAGCAACAAACCGACTAGCAAATTCTAATCAGGAGAAAATCTAATGAACCCCATCAAGAAACTACAAGCGAAAATCACCGGACTCGTTTTGAACTATCGTTACGACCAACGCGCCAAACAAAACACGCGCAAGGTATATGTAAACGAAAACTACTCAGACGAAACGGTTAAGGTAGTTCATACCGCCGTTAAAATCATGGCGACACTGTACGTTGTGCGCCAGATTGTAGCACGTGTACGCCGTATGCTGGCAAGCGTTAAGCACCAAGTAACCTTAATCGTTATTCCGGTTAAGGTTCGAGTCTGGTATCGCGGAATCGTTATCCGCTATCATGTCCTGAACGCCGTCCGCACAATTAGACTCATCGTAGCGCGACTCATCGTTGCAGCATACATTGTATATCTGATGTCAGCATTGTTTCCGGTTAATCCCGAAGCATCATACTAAATTCGGTATCCCTACGTTGTACAATATCGTTACAACGTTTACACAAATTCTATAAGGAGTCTTGTATCAATGGTTTCATCGGTGGCGACCAACGCAAAAAGCCTGTCGGAATTTATCAACGTTCTAAAATTGGGTAATGGCGCTAAGACCGCTATTGCACTAACCCTTATGGGTGAGGACATAACCGACAAGGGACTCTATCGTTCGTTCGGTAAACACTGGGGGTATAAGTTGTGCGCTACACTGGCGCGTAAACATGCTGCGACTATGCCGAAAGCAGAATTAATCAAACTATTCGAACTTGAAGCAGAATGTGCTGACCTATTCACCACAACATACCAGCAAGGTATGGACTCGAATATGGGGGATAAGGCTAGCACAGAATTAGCGAAAGCGGCAGTACAAGCTAAACGCGATGAGTACGAATCAGACAACACGCCAGAACCGACTCCGGCGAAAACATCCAGCAAGGTTGCGCCATACGGCAAACCGGAAACGTTGAATGATAATACTACTTTCAAGTTTGAGGGTGGAAACTACAAAGTAGTTAAACGGTTAACCGATGGCTCATATCGAATCAACGTCATGCCACTAGGCGTTAAGTCAATTAAGTACGTTGGTCAACAATTTAAAATCGGCACGTTTACAATGAGCGTGGTCAAGTTTGTATCAGACAACTCATTCAACGCAATCATGGTAGAAACTCCGAAAGCTGAATCGGTTGCGCCTATCGCTAGCGAAAAGAAAACACGCAAGGCGAAAGCATCGGCAAAAGTTGAGCCGACGACTCCCGCAACCGTTGAAGAACGAGTCGCCGGACTCGAAAGCGGACTCGCTCAAATTCTAGCCTTACTGCAAAAGTAAGACTCTACAATTGAATAGCCCCTATGCAATACCGTATAGGGGCATATACTACAGGAGACTATATTATGACCTACTTACAAACTGCAATCTGCCTCATGTGTACGCCTATCATCGTTGCAATACGCAATGGCGCTAGCAGTGAACAAGTAACGGCATTGATTGAAAACAAGATAGCCGAACATAACGGCATGAGTCCCATTAACCCTAGTGAGTTACGACTCTACATGAAAGAACATATCCGCAACGTACTAGCACTATAGAATCATAATACGCATATAGCGTATACCACATAGTATAATATACAGCACTACTATATAGTAGTGTTTTCTTTTGCATAGTGTGTATTATAAAATGTGATTACATTGTAGATGAAAGTGTAAGTGAATATGTTATTAAACGATGTGATCGAAGATGTAAATATAGTTTGTACTAACATATCTTATCGAAAAATATCTTATAACTTCAGAAGGCCCCCTCCGGAATCCCGTTAAGCACCTTCTTCGAATATATAAAAAATTTCAGATAGCTATCACGAATGGAGCGAAAAATAATAAAAAATTTTTCATTTTATCTTCGTCGCCTATAGTGTATTTTGTTCCATCCGATTGCGTAATCACGATATACTTTCGGTCTACGTACTTTTCTTCACCTTGATAAACTCGGATGATGGAATTAGCACGAATGGTAGTCTGATCGTCAATCTGTAGGAACGTCTGATCGAATGTCAGTGACATCTTTGCCCTCCTGAAATACAGACTGTACAAATAAATTGTGCATACGAACCATTTCAAAAAGTCGGATTAAATCCTGGGTTTTGCGGTGAACCTGCAAACCGTTATTGGCTTTGACCGTGACTTGTGTTTCGTAAATAAATTCGATATGGGGTCTAGCAGGTAGGATAGACCCATAGCGGAAAATAGGTCGGTACTTAATACTGTAAAATATTCTGCCATCATCCGCCTTAGTGACAAATTGATAGCAGTTATATTCGTCAACTGTCAGAGCCAGCGGGTATTTCTTGTCCAGGTACGTTACTTCCATTAGGTTGCTCCTTGTCGATTTCAAGCGCGTCAATATGTCCGAGCAGCGCAGCAGCATCCTGCACGTACTGCGGCATGTCGGCAATTGTTTCAAACATATAATATTTTGACCAGAAAATAATCAATTCCTGTACTCGTTCACGGATAGCAGCCAACTCCGGCGGCTTTAAAATGGTGGGGATAATCAACTCAGTCTCCTTCGGTTGCAGTCTCAACTTGTAACTTCTCCAAATAATGGGCGTACAAAAGAATCTTAATCTTTTTGGACAGGTTCACCCCATCCGCTAAATCTTGACGAATCCAATCCGATATTTGTCGTTCTACTGGCAGGTCGCGGTTCAGACGCAGATTGACGGCATGAAACTTCCGTCCAATTTTAAGATCAGTAAATGAAGTAGGATATATAACCTCAGTCTGTGTAGTATCATCAGGCATTATGTTCGCCTTTAATTAATAGCTAGTAAGTTAGTAACATTATATCACACATATATGTACAAGTCAATACCCCTGCCCCACTATTCAGGGTTTATTCCCATACGGATAAATGTTCCCCGTGCAGGGTGACAAATGGTACTAAAACAGCAGCAGGGTAGGGCGGTTGAGCCTAATTATTAATGGAATTGTCAAGAAATTGTAAAGATGTAGTATATAATATAATTAGCATAGCTAAACATCATATAAGGTAGTCAATTGTTAAATTTATTTAATAACTAATGCCGTTAGTCTTCAAACTGACCAAGTGCATATGTAAACATATATGTAGTACACGTGTTTGAAATAGCTATTAATATCCCTATTAACTTATGGTCTCGAATCACTTAATAATATATTATGTTTTTCGAGACCATAAGTTAATAGGGATATTAATAGATCAATTGTTCTTTTGGGCTTTTCCTGCTTATATTTACCACGATCCCCGCGACAATCTTAACAATTTCTTGACAATTCACCACAATGCTATCGCACTGCATCCACTTCGTCCGCCCTTATAGCGGCATGGTATAAGCTCTGTATATAAGATGTCAGGACATTGTAGGGAAATTGTGCAGACGGTGTATGAAAGGGGTGAGTCGGCTCTTGACATGGATGTTAAATTGTGATATAATCTGACATAATTATTTACAAGTATATTTAAGTAGGGAAGATGCAGGATCATAATCATACCTTTTATAAAGTATGGCCTAGCGCGGAGACCGTAGCCGACAACTTTCTTTTCGATGACGATGAATCAGAGGTTATACTAGCGAACTTGAAAGTCCTGTTTCCCGATGATAAGTTGTCTCGTTTGATTTATTTGAATGAAATTAAGCACCTGCTCGAAGTTGGCGCACCTGAGTTAAGCGTGTGGATAAAATTATATCAGATAGCCCACAGCCGCCGCAATCCAGCAGGGATTGAATGGATGCGAGAGAAGAATGGGTAGAAGTTCTAAGAATACGCAAGAATATGAAGAACTGGCGCAATCGCGGGGGTTGACTTTCACTGGCAAAGTCGCCCCCATGTCGGTTTTTGATAAAACGTGGTGGGTGTGTAATAATCCAGGTTGTAACAAGGAACATTACAAAACTTACCGCGCTGTTTATCTGAAAGAGCATGGCTGCATCTGTCAAACCAATATGGTTTTGAAAGAGTCGGCCTACCACGAATTGGCGGCGGAATGGGGCATCGAATGGCTCGGCCCGCGACCAGGGAACAGCAACCAACCGACTAATTGGCGCACCAGCCTGGGCAATGTTGTATCGCTGCCCTACCAAAAGCTGGCGCACCGCGTATCTAAAGCGACTTTACGTTTAATCGATGTTTACACAGAGGATGCTATTTAATGAGCCACGATTTCACTGACGAACAAATTGAAGGACTCAAATCTATCCCCGAAGTAACCCCCGCTAATCCGATTCAGGAAATGCAAGCCGAACTGGATGAACCTGTTAGCTACAAGGCACAGAAACTCATGTACCATGTAGAAAAAGGTGATCTCCGCGATAAGTATAAAATCTACTGGCTGGTGCGCAAAGGGTGTATGTACTTTACCCCCGATGGACAGGCAGATTTCACCGTTCGGGGCGCAATCGCCCTCGAAGTATACATGTCCACAAGGAAACAATATGCCCGTTCAACACCAAAAAGCAAACGAAGACCGACAGGCGTTGGAGCGCGTAAAGACCGTAAACGACATTCTTGATATGTATCTTGGCGGGATGCCTACTTCGGAAATAGCCGAAGCCCTGGGTGTAACCCGCCAAAATGTTGAGTATCACTTAAACAACCAGAAAAGTGATTTCAGCTTCCGCATGATGGAATTAACGGAAAACATGGCGCTCATCAACGTAGGCCGTCTCGAATTTGCCCTCAAACAAATCTGGCCTGCTGTAGCAAACGGCGACCTCCGCGCAATCAAAGCCCTCACCGATATAACCAAACTCGAAATTGAATGGGCAAAAACCATTCGTCCCCAACAAGATAACAGCGAAGCCATAACTATCGAAGTCGAAAAATTCGAACAAACGATCACTGGAAACAGCCCTCACTATGCTACGGCACTCGAAAACCTCCAAGAAGATTGGATGTCGGGCGAGACGATCCAGCTAGAAGATATTTATGCCGCTTCCCCCATCAAATTGCCGTCAGAAGGCGGTATGGCCTCACGTATTGAAGCTGTCGAGAAGCAGCTTGAGAAATTAGACCTCTCCAATGACGAAGATACTTAGCCCGTCTGACGCAAAGACCCCGTATGTTGGTGAACCCCCTATTCCTGCTGTTCCATTAGACCCTTCAACTGGAAGACCCCGTGAAAAACGTTTTGTAACGGTACTTCGGGCGGAAAAGTGGTGGATTGATAAAAGTCGGGTTGATCCGGCTTTCTTTATTGAGTACGTAACGGGTTTAGCGCCAGCCAAACACCACCGCCTGTGGATGCAGTCGATCTTTGACTTTTCCGAACAGGGTAAAAAAGATAATAAGTTCCGTTTGAACATTATCGCACCCCGCGATAGTGCTAAAACCACCATTTCAATGTATTCGATGGCTTGGTTTATTGCCCGTTTCCCCCTGACATCGAATGTCATTATTTCGGTGTCCGCTAAGCAAGCCGAAGCCCGTCTTGAGATGATTCGCGGTATTTTCCGCGATAACACCCGTTTCCACAACGTATTCCCCTGGATTAAGGTCGATGAACGCCAGCGCAACACCATCCAGGAATTCTCCATCTATGCCGACGGTCTGTTTGATCCTAAAACCATGAAAGCCAAGTCATTGTCCTACAATGCGTGGCGTTCGATCCTGACCCGTCACGGTTCACTGAAAGACCCGACCCTGTATGTGTCCGGTTCGGGCGGTAAAGGCATTATTGGTAGACGTATTTCTGGCCTGATGGTTCTGGACGACATTATTGACGAAGCCTACCTGAAAGCCGAACTGCAAGATGAAGTTTACGAGTATCTTATCCGCACACTTATTCCATGCGTTAAAGAAGAGGCTAAGGTTATTAATATTGGTACGCGCTGGATGCCCGAAGACGTACCTGAAAAATTAAAAAATAATCCATCCTGGCACACCATTGAAATCTCCGCCCTGCGTTATGCGCCCGATGGTACACCGATGTCTTACTGGCCTGAATACTGGCCTGTTGAGAAGCTGGAACGCAAACGGGTTGAAATGGACAACGATACGTTGTTCAAAGTCATGTATTTAAATGACCCAACGGCGTTTGTCAATGCCAAGTTTCTGCCCGACGGCTTAATGAAGCCCCTACCCGAAACACTTAAACCGGACGATCTGGTATCAATCCATGTTGGTACAGACTTCGCCATCTCTATTAAATCCGACGCAGACTTTACGGTATTCGCTGCTGTCGGCGCAGACAAAGATCGAAACTTATTTATTTTGGACATGCTACGTATCAAAACTACCCCCGAACAGACTGTCGAACAGATGGCAGGGTTTGTAAATAACGTAGCGAATAAATGGGGTAAAGTCAACCAAGTCTTAATCGAGAAAGTCGCTTTCCAGACCGTAATGAAATTTACTATATCTGACAAATACCCACATCTACCGATTAACCCTATCCCGCCGATTGGTGACAAAGGCCACCGTACTGAAAACTTAGCCAGACTATGTAATACAGGCCGTGTGTTCTTTAACAAAGACTGTGACGCATATCGTTTCTTCGCATCCGAAGCTATGAACTTCGGTGTAGCACGTCATGATGACTGCTTAGACGCTGTAGCTATCGTCGTCCAACATTTAGGGGCTTCTATACAAGGTTCGACAGTCCGCCGGATCAAAAGCCCCTATTTGTTATAGTTTTGAAATGTAAGTCCTTTACAAATAGAACATATTGTGGTATAATACCATAGGAGATAAGAACACATGGATTTAACGAAGATCGTAGAAGCTATTATCGCAAACGGCGATAAAATCGGTATTGGTGTGGTATGTTTGTTCATCTGTTTCCTGTTTTGGCAGGGGCTTCGTTCTTTTAGCAAGTTCCTTGATCGAACGATGGATAAAGATGAAAAGTCTTTTGAACTGACATCCAAAGCCATATCGTTGGGTGACAAGATGGCAGAAGCCACCGACGCTATGAAGGTCACAGCCGAATCGGTTACAGCTTCTAATGAAAGTCAAAATACGCTGTTCGAACGCTTTGGTGCAGATTTTAATAATTTGGCAACGTCGTTGACGGCGGCACTTGGTCAGCAGGTAACGGCTATCTCCGGTCAATTGACAAATACGCAGACCGCTATTATCGATGCTCTGAATTCCCGTGATCTGGCATCTTTGCGAAAAGGTGTTCTGGTTATCAACCCCGAAGGTCGAATTACGTCCTGTAATAAAGACGCGCTGGCTATATTGGGGGCTAAGGCCGAAGATATTATAAATTCGACATTGGCTGACCGAATTGGTTGGTTTATGTTTTCTGATGGCTCTGCTGTACCCCCAGGTGAAATCCCCACCGTATTTGCACTACAGACCGCAATGCCCTCCCGACAAAATTTGTTGGGCGTGAAGCGAACGGCTGACTCTGCGGTAATCTGGTTGCTTATCGACGCTGAACCTGTCGTCAGTTTGGAGAATCACAAAGTTACCCGCGTGATTGTTACCTTTCGTGATGTCGGTGATTTCATACTAAACAAAACAAGTACATCGGAGATGTCCAAAGTTGAGTCTACAAGCTAATTCACCCGTATTCTATCCGCCCGATCATGGCTTACGTGCTAATCCGGTTCGGGCAGTTATCCACCCTGCGCGGGGACAATCCAATGTTCGCTATGGTCGCGGGGTTGGTTATGATATTGTATTTAAGGTGGATGAAGGTGAAGAGGTTTGGCTTTATCCACAAACCCGTACCTACGATCTAATGCGTAAATACGAATGGGTGTGGATACAATCTACAACCGAAAGAGGTTGTCATGGTTGGGTGTCTTTATTAATCCCCTTTGAGCAAATGTTTACTATTACCGAGCCTGTGAATGCAAAGTAAAATCGGTTACAACGTCCTTTCCACCAGAGATAAAAATACATTATTTGACCATTCAAGCCGACTCAATCCGTCGGCTATGTTGTTTTACAGCTTTCAAGGTGAAATAGCGCAACAATTTAAAGCGCGTTTCCCTAGATGTGTTGTGATTGTTCGTGACTACCCCGATGAAGAGATTTGGCTAAAAGAAACTCCCACTCAGTGGCTTGATAAACGTCAGCACTTAGCTGCTAACGGCGTTTATCTGTATACGTCAAATGAACCTGGGCTAAGTGATGAACTTGTTAAGTGGCATGTTGAGTTAATGGAGTTATGCGTTAACCGCAATGTTCACCTAGTAGTTTTGAATTTTAGTGTCGGGTATCCCTCTCCCGAACAACTGTTCCGCTGTAAACGTATTTTCGAACTGGCTGCATTGTACCGAAACTTGTTTGTTATTGGTCTACATGAATATGCAGGTGGAGTTATTACCAGCGGCTTAATCGGTGGGACACCCGATCAGGTTATTGACAAAGTTAAGCCCAATTTCATTCCTGTTGAAAACTGGCCTATGAACGCATCCAATATAACTCGCTTCCATATGGGGCGATATAAGTTTGTATTGGATTATTGCAGTAAAAACAACATCCCCAAGCCACGTATTATTATAACAGAGTGGGGTTTTGATTTCCTGGGTGACATCGGTAATTGGCTCAACAATCTGGTCAAAACGCATCCGTATGTGTCTATTAATGGGTGGCGTACTTTAGTCAATCAATGGCTGCGCTGGTTTCCACAATGGGAGGATGCACAAGATGCTTTATATTTCCAAGCGAAATGGGCTGAAACAGTTCTGTATACCGATGTTGAAGCCTTACTCTTCTTCGCATGGAGCGACGATGACAATTGGCCTGCATTTGATCTGTCCAAAGCCTTCGGACTTCACAAGCGGTTGGAATCGACAAGCGCCCCTACTAATCCACCACCCCCACCCGATCCCGTACCAGAGGTCTACCCTGATCCCCGTGATCCTCGTTGGCTGAAAGGTATTGTTCGATCCAATGCTGCGGTACATGTTCGGGCATCCCGAAGCATCACATCTAGTGTTGTCGGGGCAGTTCGAGACGGTCAGCCGGTTCTCTACATCGATGACGATGAGTTTGGCGATTGGTATCCGATAAAATCTGCTTCCGGTACAAGCATATTCGGTTATTCTCGTCGGGATGTTATCGGATTTGACCCGCCCCCAACGTCTGAGTTTACTTACCCCGTTCCGCCGCCTCATATCCCCGTGACTGCCAGAGAAGCGGTAGCTGCTACTCTTTATTGGCTATCGGATTTAATTCGTCATTTAGCGGACTGGATTACAAATGCACAGTAAATTACTTGGTGACGACAACATAAAATCTGTCGCCTTACGTAAAAGTATGGACATCATGGGAAAGTCTATAATATGGCCTGGTGGTCCTCGCCGTATTGCTCCATCTCAGATGTTAGCCTACGCGCAAAATCTTCGTGATGTTCAGATTTGGAAAATGCCCATTCTGCCTGGGGCTATTCAAATATTTCAACAATTAAGTTCAGGTCGTGAGTGGCAGATAGTTGGTAAACCTTTACCCGCTAAACGGGCAGTTGACTGGTTAAACCGCGCTAAAGTAGTTGATGTAACTACCGGATTGCCACAGTACGGATTTGAAGAATTCCTCAAACGACGTTCTTTAGACTTCACAGTAGTGGGTAGAACATCATTCACAGTAACGGGTAAAACCAAGGCTGAACCGAATGGTTTCCTGGAATATCTTGACCCCACTATGTTGCAATTCACCCGTCCAGAGCGTAATGGTGAAGTTCGTCCGACGGATAAGGTTTGGACGTATACGGGTGACATGCGTAAGTTCAGGGCGGGAGATGTGTATTTAAACCACACTCTGCCCCTCGGTGGTTCAGGCTTATTTATTTCCCCGATAGCCTACGTTATGCCAACCGCCAACCTTGCTTGGTTAATCCGCGAACACGATATGGCATCTACTGATGGCAGACGTATCCGCGATATTATCATCGTTGGAAGTTCCGACTTAGCCGCCTCGATTGAAGAGGCTGTGCTGACCCAAATTGCTCTCCACTCAGGAGAAGACCCCTCAAAAGTCGGTATCCCGATTGTAGAAATGAACAACCTGACTGGCACTAGCGTTGAAGATCAAATCACAACGCTCGGACTTTCTAAAATACCGGAAGGCTTTGAACGCGAAGAATTTGTGTTCGATTATGTGAACCAGATTTCAGCCGCGTTGGGGTTATCTCTCCGGCATTTCTGGAACTCCGAAAGAACAACGAACCGCGCCCTTGAAGAAATTCAGGAACAGCGACAGTTGCAAAAAGGGCCATCCTCATACGTCCGCAGTGAAGAACGGCAAATTAACCAATCCGGCATCCTCAAACCGTTTTCCAGTGGACGCAGCCGACTTCAATTCAATTTTATTGAAGAAGTCGATACCAGCAGTATGGTTGCCAACGCCCAAGTCCTCAAGTTGACAACCGAGGCGCTCGAAAAAGTCGCCACCGTATTTCAAGCCGGATTGAGTTTAGAAGCCCTCCTGTCCTGGATGCAGTCGATCCATGTGCTACCAAATGACCTGGAATTGATTGCCACAGGTACAGGCACTTCGGATATGGCTAGTGCAGAAAGCCTAGCTGTATTCCCTGTCCCCAAGGAAGGTGAGGAAATAGAGAACGGTTCTCAGCCCCCGCAAGAATCGCCATCGAAATCCGCATATTCCGAACCCGTACCAGATTACGATGAAGTATCAGTCGATAGTCATGGAAACATACGGGAACGCCGATTTAAAGTCTTTACCACCTATAAAGCTATTCTAAATGAAAAATTATCTAAGATGGAGGTCGAAGATGAACCCCAAGTCAGTGATGAAGATGCCTACGAAGCCGCAAATGCTCAAGTACAACTGAATAATCGTAATACCCTAAAAAACTTTTTTGGTTTCAAAAGAGAACTGATCGCACAATACAGTGGGGAAATGCCGTTGTATACCCCTGACCAAATAGAAACGGCACTAAATAAGGTCGTATCCGATCAGCCGCTAACCCTTGACGAGCAGACAATTTGCGATTTCATGGCAGATAAACTCACTCCTGTGTAACAAGCTACGGGGCTTGTTAATAGTTCAAATTAAGAAAGGATCGGTAAATGAAAGAAACACTTCCTAGAATCTTTACGCCCAATGCCAAGATTGTCAAACAGACCGATGACGCTACAACGTTTCGTGTCGTAGGCATTCCTTATGGTGGGCCGGATTACTTAGGGGGTGTGGACTTGCAAGGTGAACGCTTTGATAAGTCTGCGACTGACTATGGTAAGAATGAAAACGGTGAAGTTGTGGTTGACACAATTTACGCTTTCTACGACCATGCTCTGAATGATCGGGTAGGAAAGAAACTGTTAGGCTATGCTAAATTCTACCAGGATACGGATGATGGTCAGTTGTGGGATATTGAAGTGCGCCGCGCCTATCGCTACCACGATATGTTGGCAGCGTTGGCAGAGAAAAATCTGCTAGGTGCAAGTTCGCAACCTGTTCAAACGGCAGTAGAAATCGACGGAGCAACTGGCCTCATTAAACAATGGATGCCAGCGGAAATCTCGTTGACGACTACTCCCGCTAACCCAAAGGCGGTAGCAGAAGTTATGAAGAACTTTAAACTCGAAGATGAAGACCTGGGTGAAAATCAGGAAAACACCGAAGAAGAACTTCCGTCACTGGAAGAACTGATCGGTGCTGACAATTCAGGTGACATCGATGAACTGTTCAATGAAGGTGAAGCTGACCAGGAAGAGTTGGTTAGCGAAGGTCTGTCCGGTGAAATCAAAGCAGTTTTGGACTTGGTGAAAGCCTTGAAAGCCGAAGTTGCTACCCTGACTGCGCTGGTTACAGACAATCAGGCTAAATCGGTGGAGGAACATCGTGTATTGGCTACTGGTATTGCCAATGTCAATAACGGTTTGAAATCATTTTCAACCCACGTAGCGGCTAAGCTGAAAATCGAAGCCCAAGTTATTGCCGACGACCTTGCCCGTCAGACTGAGGAAGAGCGTGACGCGGAAGAAGATGCACGGAATATCCGCAGAACTAAAAGTGGTGTCCCTGCACATGCACCAGGGAAAAGGAGCTAATTAAAAATGAATGAACAGTATTTAAAAATGTTGGCTGATAAAGCTGGTGTGTCGGTAGACGAAATCAAGGCTAAACTTGCATTTCACGCTAAAGATACCCTGCAAGGAGATCACCCAACATCCGGCCTTCTGTATCAGAACGGCCCGTTTTCGCTTATCGCTGATGATATTATCAGCATGGCAGTCGATACAGGCTCACCCCTGTTGCAGTGGATTCCCACCCGTGCTGTTGATTTCCGTTTCCCGACGGTAGCCCACCTGGAATGGGTTGCTCCCGAAGGGTTTGACGGTTCAGACACCTATGCGGAATACCTGCGCACCATCGACATTTCGGAATGCGGTTACGGTCCTTCGGCTGTTTGGTCAGGTTTCGAATACCAGACCGAGGAAGGCCAGTGGAGCTTTACCAGCCCGAAACTCCATGTTGATGACTTCGGAATGCGCGACTATGAGAATTCACCCATCTACACCGTTCGCGGTAACAGCTTGGGCGCAGTTCTCGACAATGACGCAGATTGGGCTGTTGCCCGTGCGTTGATGGTTATGCAGCAGCACATGAACTACCTGATTGTTAACGGTGATCGTTCAAACTCTGTTATGGAGTACGACGGTCTGGATACCGTTATTGCCCCAGGATATGTTCAGTCTCACTTGGTCGGTCCTGGCGTTCCACATTGGGCTAACCCGCTGGTTGTGAATGGTGCTGGTGTTACTGATCCGGTGGCTATCCTGACATTGATCCGTGCAGTGGTTCGTAAACTGCGCGCTCGTTTGCAGGCTCGTCGTTGGGGCGTTGCTCAGAACGACATGGTTGTGGTTATGCCTGCGGGTATGTGGAGCTACATTGCTGATGCTCACGCTTCGGGCGGGAACGTCGGCTTTGTGACCAACAACTTCGCTGGTCAGATGACCTACCGTGATTTCTTGGCGGAACGCAGCCGGATTATGCAAGGTGGAATCGGATACGGCTTCATTGACGTTGACGGTACGCCGATTGCGGTTGTCCCTGACGAAAATATGGGCAACAATGCCACCATCAACCCAGGTACGGACGAAGAAGCTGGCGGCGTAGCCGGTGACATCTTTATCCTGACCCGCCGTGCTAATGGCATCACCCTGCTGGAACAACAGTACGTCAATTGGGGCGCTCTGGATTACCCAACCAACGGTACAGAAGATGTGTTCACCGTCAATGGTGGCCTCGTCCGTGCTGGCTGGCTGATGGAAAACAACAAGTGCTTCCAATACTATGCTGAGGCGCGTGGTCGCTTGGCCTCCTACGCACAGCCGTTCCAGGCTCGTATCAACAACGTTGCAGTAGCTACCCTGCTGTCGGCGGAAAATGAAGGCGCGAACTTCTGGTCGCCAGATTTCTACGCTTATGACGGTATTCAGGGTGGTAGCGGTACACCGCTGCTAACGCCGCTGTAATACTCGCTATTTACAAAAGATAGAATATAGTGTATAATATGTTATGCTAGACATATGAAATCTGGCATAACATATACTTAAAGGAGTAAGTTATTCAATGGCAGAAAAAACAGAACGGATGATACCGTTGTACTTTATTGGTATCCATTATCACCCAACAAAATCATTGACTTTCAATGTCAAAAGCCGGATTTATCAGCCGGAGCGTGATGAAAAAGGTCACTTGAAAATCGGTGGCGTTATGATGGTCAATGAACACGACGCTAAAGCTATCATCGACAAGTCCCGTGTGTACCGCCGGAATGAAGGTTTCTTTGAGACATTCACTCTGGACGCTCAGATTGGCGCTCAGGTACGCAAGTTGGCAGAACAAGGACGGGCTAAATCTGTGTCCGCACGGATGACCTTAGAACAAGCCCTAGCATTGGCAGGACAGCCAAGCAAAGAAGCAGTTGTGGCTGAAATGTCGATCTCTGAGTTGGAAGCTGCTTTAGAAGCTAAACGCGCTTCCGCCGATCTTGCGGTGTCTTACATTCCGGTTTCGGATGCAGATGTAGCTGACGCTAAATCTAAACCACAACTTGTAGCTGAGCCAGCCGAAGACAACTCTGATAAGCCAGTAGAGAAAGAGACGGAGTCGCCCAAAAATAAGCCTGGACGACCCCCACGCGATAAAGAACTCGTAGATGAAATTATCGCCCCTAAAGGAAAATAAGGAGAGACATAAATGGCCTTAGCAACAAAAACAAACGCCCAAGTGGATGCCGCAGCCGCAGCAGTCGTTGCGCCTTACGGCCCGCTTACCCGCGTTTCGGACGTGGAAACATTTCCTACGCCCAACAGCAATATCAAAATTGAGTTTACGTCGGCGCTCAGTGAAACCGTTTATCTGACTTACGATGAACTGGTTGACACTCAGCTTGTTACCAAAATCCTGGAATCGCAACACGCAGTTCGCGGTGTGAACGCTCAGATGCGTCCCGTGTATGGTGCGGTTTTGGCTGCGGCTATGTATGCTAAGTCATACGCAGGACCGCCCTACGCCGATACCGAATGGCAGTTTATCATCGATCTGCTGCGCGTTATCCGTCCCATTGTCGCTCAACAGACTAATTACGACGACGATCCCGCCGCCGCGATTGATCTGGTAGGTGGCTTCACGGTCAATATCGCTGGCGACCCGTCTATCGTTGTGACGGATACATCGACTGGCGACATCCTGGCTTGGGTTTGGGATTGGGGTGACGGTGAGTACAGCGTGGGAGAAGTCCCAGGCGCTCATGTCTATGATACCAATGCTACTTTCACGATTACTCAAATTATCGTAGGTCGCGCTGGTGTTCGTTTCTACACCCAAACTGCCCTGGTTGCAGGTGCGTAATAGAAAGGTTGGGGCGGGAGCAATCTTGCCCCTTCAATCATGTTACTTATAAAAGTTTGCTTGGCTGTATTTTATCTGACGAAAATTCTCCTGTATCAAGAAAAAGAGTCCCATTACGGTCCGTTCCCATCTACTGAAAAATCAACCTACCGAGAAGCTACAGGCCATGTACAACCTGTCACCTTATTTGATTGGGTACGCAGATTTACATTAAACCCTTACTCGATACACGATGATACGTGGATCATTGACGAACGGAAAATGGAACGGTGGTCTTGCCCGACTTGTTTATCTTTCTGGATAACCTTACCGTTCACAGCGTATATGCTGGTTACAGGTAAAACTAAAGGACTTTTCAATCTGTTCGTTACTCACTTCGCTATCACTGCTGTGAGTGCTATTTTAAATATCGTGGTGGACTATGTGCAAGTGCGGTCAGAAGAAAAAGAGAACTACGGGAACATTGAGTCATATCCTGGTGACATGCTCTGATTGCTCCGAGTCTTTACTTGGTCTGGACAATAAAGCGTACCCCGCCCATATTGTTCCTGTTCTAGCCTCCGTAGAAAATATTAATTATTGGCGTTCGCAAGGTGTCACTGTTACCCCTCTCGGAGAAAAGTCACCGTCGGTCACGGCAGTAAAAGAGGCCAGTTAATGAGTATCGTAAACCCCGCTGTTTTTGACCCCAACATGACAGACGATGAAGTTTACAATCTTATAAATATGCTACCCGTTACCTATGGTCGGTTCTCTTCGAACACGAATTATTTTGGTCGCCTGTATGGGGTCTTAACGGGCGAAGCGAATGAACAAGACTGGTCAGACTTTACAATTAATCACTGCCTTCGTGACGCTCTCTGGACAACGTTACGAAGTGTTACCGACGAAGCTGAGAACTTTCTTGGCTACAACGTATCGACTCGTTACCACACCCGTGAAATGGATTTCCCTTTTGATGCCCGTCGGCGCACATGGCCTGGGATAGAAGCGGTGGATGTCGAACCGCAATGGAATACGGTGACAGGTTTAAATGCAGTGGCGATTAGTCCATTCGTCCTTTTAAACGCAACGGTCAATATTGTTCTTGGAAAACCCGAAGTAACAATTCCAGACAGCCTCGTAGACAATCCTCTCAATATCATTTTGCGACGTAATAGCGATAATGGTACATACTCCATCGATGACACCGTAAAACCCCGCAAATCGGGTTCTGATTGGATTGTGACCTTAGATAACGATACCATTGCTTACAACATTGCCGATCAAGTAAATGTACAGCATGTAAAATATGTGTTCGTGGACATTGATCCAGAAACGGATGAATGTGACGATGGAGAATTATACCCAGTCTACCCAGGCACAAACCAGATTATTCCACAGGCCAAACCGTATGAGGTACTTGGTAGCGGATTTCGCCGCTATTGGCTTTACAGCTATAGCCTTGTCAATCCTGCATTTTACAACAACACTACTAATTTGGTTAATGGAGAATTTTATAAGTTACTAGAGACGATAGAATTTCGCTGTTTGACCGAAGTAGAATCCAAAGGTTTGTTAACCAAGTCATGCGTCTGTGAAGATTGCTCTGATTGCTGCTGCGACAGCGGCACATATCAGGTGACAACCAAGATTGTCGATGCCGCCAATGGCGTAGTCAGCTTTTGCATCGATGGCAAGTTTGACGATGAAGGGGTACTCGTTCCAAGTGAATGTAGCTGCCTGTCTCCCGATAATTGCCACGATTTTAAACTAACTTTCAAATATAAAACCAACCCTAATTATTTATCTGAGAGACTACAAAAAGCTGTCAGTCAGGTTATCCGAGCCATTGTGTTTCGCACTGCGGCGGATTTGCCCGTTATTGATTGTGGTTGTTTCTTGGACGACGGTAAAGAAAAACGCGGGTTCATTTATTACCAGCAGGAAATGTATGGTAGAACCAGCATCAACCAACTCACAGGTACAGTAACCAATCAATTTAGATATGGTGATTTGCGTGGTCAACAAGCCTACGCAGACATTATCTCGAAAGTTCCGAAACATAAGTTCGCATTAGTATAGGAGATGAAGATGACTAAACTTGCAAAGATACTCCTGGCCTTGTTTTTGATAGTATTCGCTATCGCTTCTGCTGGATTAGCTGGAATTGTAATTCCTCCGGCAGTCACAGCATTTCTGGCTTTCGTAGCTGGTATCGCGTTATTGTTCGATCTGCGATTGGAATAGGAGAATAAAAATGTCAAAGAAAGAAAGTAGCAATAGTGGTTTTTTTGGACGTTCGAATTCAAACTCGGATGTAGATAAAGCTGCTGACAAAGCGACAAACGAATTTGGAGAGGCAACTGAAAAAGCATTCAATGCCACTGACGGCGCTTCAAACTTTGAAGGCAGCATGGCTGAAACTCAGTCAGAAGAGAAGTTTTATTTGAATGAAGAGGTAGCGGCTCTCAATAAGTCGCAGCAGGGACTTCCTGATCCACGCTCTAAAGATCAAATTGCTCAGGAAGATAAATCGTCAACCATCGGCGGTCCAAAGACCCCCGTTAAATTAGTAAGCCCCGTAGTTTATCAATGCGACGGGAAGGAAGCCTATCTTGTGGTAACACTTGATGCTCCGGTTAGTGCCTATCTGGTTGAGACATCTAAGGTTGAGAATACTAGGGCTGAACAATTGGTAGAGTTAGAAAAGGCGTGTTCTGTTTACGATTGGTCGAAGGAGTTGGAATTTCTGTATCCAGACATCGAGACTGTTCGACAAAACGCACTGCGGTCATTCTGGAAGGCGGGGGCCTTGCAACCAGAAGATTTGAATGACAGTGCGGTACGGCGCAACTTATTTAGTAGCGCATATCCGTATAAATTGCCATAACTGTGGAGGTAACAAATGGCTAATCTTCCCGCATTTTGGGGTCCAGCCGAAGGTATTGACAGTAAAGACTATCTGTTCATGATGGCTGGTGACACCCCTATTAGCACCCCCGTCTCCCTGCTAGGACACGCCGTAACAAGCCCAAGCGCCGATTCAAGTGACGCTCTGACTGTTACCCGCGTTGAACTGCGCGGCGGACGTATCAAAACCGTTGTTAAGGTTAAACGTGCTGCCGAAGTGCGCAGCCGTACCTACACAATCGGCTTCCCTGCGGGTGCTTTGTGGACTCCGGCTCAGCAGCTTGCGTTGAAACGCAACTGCCGCCGCACGTTCTACATGAAGTATCTATGCCCTGCTGAAACTCGCTACAACCATGCAGACATCTTCCCCGATGGCCTGTTGGATGAGCCAGTTGAAGAAGGGGACTTGGTGACGATTGATGATGAAAATATCATCTCGTCAACATCGGTGCTGACGATTTCCGAAAAACTGCGCCTATGGGCGCAGGGATACGAAATTATCTACACCAACGGCGAAACTCCGGTACAGCAGTTGTATGCTTCGGCGTTCATGACTGTTGACTGCCCAGGATGTAATGAGGGCATTGCTCTCGACATCGTAGTTACGGGTGGCGACGGCACGGCTGTCCCCGAAGGTTTGCTGACAGATGACCGCTTCGGTTCTGCACCAACCACGTTGACAATTGGTGGCACTGCTACCGATTTCGCGTATGCGGTTGCGACCCGTGATGATGTCATTGTCGCTGGTACATCAGATGCCCCCGTTGCCACTGGTACGGCTGGTACGCTGCGTGTATCCCAGGATCGTGGCGCATCCTTCACTGCTGTTGCAGGCGTGGTTGCTCCGATTTTCGGTATCAAGTATTTTGGCAACAGCATTATCGCCGTCGGTGGCACTGCCGCAGGCGCTCCGGTAATGTATGTGTCGGAAGACAATGGTACATCGTGGACGACAGTTACTTCTTCGGCCTTCCCTGCGGCTGCGGCTTTTACCGCCGTTGCTTCGGACACCGAAGGCGACAACTTCTATGTTGTTGGCGAAGCCGGTACGTTGCTGAAAGGTCGCTTTGTCGGTAGCGCAGTACAGGTGGTTGACATTAGTGCCAATCTCCCAGGCGCTCCTGGCGCACTGAATGCGGTAAACGTATTCAACAAAGACCACCTTGCTGTGGGTGGCGCGGCTGGCTACTACGCTGAAAGCCTGGACGGTGGAGCTACCTGGACTGAACCAGGGATACCTGGATCGGCAGCGATTGTTGGTATTGCTGGTAATGAACATCGTGCAGTCGTGGCTACGGTTGACGGTTTGCACAAACGTGACTTGTTCACCGACTTCGTATTCAGCACTATCACCCTGGAAAACGGTCAGGCCGTTACGGGCAACTACACCAGCGTGACCATGAATGTGGACGATGACTTCAACATCTTCCTGGCTACGACTGATGACGGCGAAGTGGTGTTCGGTAAACCGTTCTACCCCAACGCCTAATATTAATCTATAATAACTAGATAAGGGGGACACCTTCGGGTGTCTCTTTTATTTCCTCTTGACAAAATCCTTATTTCGTGATATAGTATGACCAATCATTATTCCACTTAAAGGTTAATAAATAAGATGGTTGCAAATACAAAGCCCGAAGTTACTAAGATTGTTGATGAATGGGTAGATGCCCCCGAAGGCATGTTCCCTCCTCGCTTACATATCCTCTTTGACAAAGATACCCGCGACTTTGCTGACCAGTATGTGTCGGCACTCCATACTTCTCGCAATATCCCCTTTAATATCAACAGCATTCCGGTTACGGATCGTATTGCGCTGTTGGTTGCAAATGTGTTTCGTATACAAGACGGTAACGAAGTAATTCGCAAAGCAGTTTCGTACTATGAGAAGTGGGCATATGAAGCCCAAAAGCATGGTTGGATTTTGGCTCTGTTGGAGAATAATGAATTCACCAATGTACCAACCCCCTATGAACCGCAGCGCGTACCACGCGGTATTACAATTATCCCTGATCCGGTTCATGATCTAAACAATCAAACAGAATATCGTTTAAAACAGATTATGGATTACTTAGACTCTGACCCTATGTTGCAGCAACAGGTGATGAGCCGCATTAATGATGCTTTCGCCAAACTGGTGTCAGAAGTGGGGGACGGCGATAAAGATTCGCGTACCGGATTTCCACCTGAGTCAACTGGTGGAGATGTACATGGAAAAGTTATCCCCCTTGACGACAGTGACGGAGACCGACCCACTAAGCGGAAGAAGGGTAAAATTCAAAGCGTCGATCTTACTCCGGTGGGAGAAGCTGTCGAAACTACTGAGTAATACCGATGATAGAGCCAAGCGGTATAAAGAAGAGTTGCTTGGTTCGTCCATTGTAGAAGAATACCCCGACGAATACAACGTCATATCCATTGTTAAAAAGGCAGGTGACTGGAAAGATTTTGATGCTTTTCAAGCCCTGCCAATCCACACCCGCGCTAAACTAATTGCCCACAGCTATCTTGAGAATATCGTAGAAATTCTAGGCCGACATGACTCTTTGCAGAAACAAAAAGTGAAAGCTATGGAGAATCGGCACAGTGGCTAAGATTGATATTCTGAAAGATCGAAAACGTGCAATTGAATTCATGCGGGGTTACGTACAAGCCAGCTTTGAAGAGGCTGTACAACGTGCTGCGGAGATTGTTGAAGAAGAGTACGAAAAATTATTCAACGAAGCTGCGGGTGCAGGTATAACGGGTATTCTAGGCACGGCTGAGACAGAGCGAACTGAACGAACTCGCAACGGCTATGTTTATAAAGCCACCGTACAAGTCCCTAAAGAGGGAGAAGGTGGCAATTTGGTATTCCACGTTTTGAATGAGGGAATGGATGCTCTCGGTGCAGCTAGTGATTACGGACTGAAAGCATGGCCTATCCATCTTCCCCGACGACCTGATTACGGAAATACCCCTATGACTCGCCCTGGCAGTCCAGAAATTAATATGGCGGGGTCTAACGAAGATGTAATTTATAGACCTTTTATCGGCAGGGGAATTGAACCCAGGAATTTCACGAAAGAAATACTCCGCCGCGCCCAAGAGAGAATCAATGAAGAAGGTCTTGCTGTCATTGTAACAACGGATCAACAATAATGCCTCAAAAGACAGAGTTAACGCTTGATGATAAAGTCTTTAAACGACTCCTCGGTGTTATCGAGCAGATTGATACCCGCCTAACAAAAGTTTCAAACACAACTGAAATACTTCGTAAACGTTCAGCCAAGATTGAATTTAAGTTTGACGGTGTAGATAATTTAACCAAGCTGCTGGATGTCATTAGCCGTGCTAAAATTAATCAGATAGCTAAGTTAATTGAAAATCTGGAAAAGCTGTCGCAGCTTAATTTTAAATCTTCTACAGTCCAAGGCTTCACTGAGCTATCGGCTGCGCTAGCGAAAATGTCTGCGATTGATATTAAGCCTTTCAATAATATTGCAAAGGCGCTTTCGATTCTGTCTGATAGCAGTAAGCTGCCAGATGTCGGTAAAGTTATTAAGAATCTTACCAAATTAGGGGAAGCATTCTCTAAGTTAAGTTCTGCCAGTGTCCAAGAAGCAAACTTCGCTAAGATATTATCTGGCTTAACGCAGCTTTCGCGTTTTAGCACCATTGAAGATGTCACCCCTGTTGTCAAAGCTATCGGTAGTCTTGGAGCAGGTATTAAAAAGTTGTTCGACAGCCTGAGTAAAGTTAAACTCGGATCATCGGCAAAACTAGGGGCGTTCCTACTCAGCTTACAAACGGTACTTGGTTTAGTTGGTGCAATCTCTAAAAGACTTCCTGGTAACAACACTATTCGAGAGTTGTCACTAACGTTGGAACGCCTGGGTATCGGTATGTCCGGCCTATTCCGACATATCGACAAGATAGATGTCGGTAACTCAAAGAAGCTAGCCGCGCTGTTGACTGGTTTGGTTTTAGGTTTCAACGTTCTTAGTCGGTTCGCAGGTAATACGGAAAAACTAAAAGCGTTGGGTACTGCGTTCTCTGGTGTAGCATCTTTGTTCGATGCAGTATTTAAGGGCATCGATATAAAGAATGTTGGAAAATCAAAATCAATAACGAAAGTCTTATCGGATCGAGTTAAGTTTGTAGTTGATATTCTACGACAACTAAAAGGAATTAGAGGTGCTAATTTAGGTGGCGTGGGCGAAGCCTTTCAAGGCGTAGGTGCTATCTTCCGATCTCTGTCAGAAATAGATGATGAAAAAGCTAGCGGCGGGATTAGTAATAAAACGGTTGAGAGTTTACGGAACGTTATCCGAGCCTTTAAAGAACTCAGCGGCTTGAAAGTAAATAAGAATGCTGCGGATGCACTTAAAGGTTTAGGACAAATATTTAGTTCTCAAGGGTTCGACGCGCTAAAACAACAAGCGGGTAAAGCTGGTGGTGGCATCGGTACGCATTTCGGTAGAAGCCTACTAGACGAATTCTTTAAAATACAAATCGCTAAAACTATCGCTAGGGTATTCCTGGGCGATTTAAATCCGGCGGTGTTGTTAGCTAAATTCTCCTCTAGTTTCATCCAAACTTTTGTTACAATCGATACCCGCGTTACTCAAATTCTGAATAACTTAGTAACCAAGATTAAAGGTATTGGATCGTCTTTGACAGGTTTCGGGACGAACCTGATTAATAGCTTTGGCTTGGATGCAATAACGGGGTCACAAGGTTTCGCTATAGCGACGGAATTCGATGATCTGGCTAACCGCGCACAAGTGTTCGGTGATTTGTCAGAGGATCAATTAAAGACCGTCCTGGATTTGTCAGATGCTATCGGTATCAAATACCCGCTGTCGGCTAACGAAGCCTTAAAAGCCATCATTGATTTGCAAAAAGCAGGATTGGGTGTTGGCGACCTTCAAGGTGCAGTGTCTCCGATTGCTGATCTGACGGCTTTAAGCGAAAGCGGAGACATTCAAAATATCAGTCGTATCGTTATCCAGGCAGTTTCTTCATTTGCGGAACTTCGTGAAGGTGTGGTCTCTAGCTTTGATAATACCGCAGTTGTAGCAGACATCTTATCGGCTGCGGCGGACAACTCTACTGCATCAGTTGAGAGCCTGGGTGCGGGGTTAGCCAATGTCGGTCCTCTGGCGACACAATTTGGCTTGACAATGGAAGAGACGGTAGCTGTCCTTGGTTTATTTGAAGATCGTGGAATTCGCGGTGCAGAGGCCGGAACACAATTACGTTCTTTGCTGTCTAATTTAACTCGCCCAACGGAAGCCGTCAAAGGTAAGTTGAACGAACTAGGTGTTTCGCTAGTTGACCAGCAAGGAAACTTCCGCAGCTTAAATGATATTATTAACGATATAAACAAATCGTTTACTGAAACTAAAACAGTAACAATCAGCACTAGCAATTTGACCGACGAACAATCTACTCGGCTGGACGCAGCCACTAAAGCCTATGCTAAAGCGTCGGCTCAGATTATTCAGTACAACGACGGCCTAGTAACTGGCGCACTCAATACAGATAAGGCTAACGCAAAAGTTGGTGAACTAACACAGGTTCAAGCCAACGCCGCTGCTGTCATTGCTGAAATTACAGGAAGCCAATCCGAAGCAGAACGAATTACATTAGAAATTACACGTACACAGCAACAAAATTTTGAAGCCATACAGACAATCTTTGGAACATTTGGTCAGCAAGGTGCTGCCATTCTGATTGGTGAAGGTACAGACGCTATCCAAAACTTCATTGATGAGACTGGACGTTTCCCCACTGCTGCCGAACGAGCGCAGCAATTATTAGATACGTTCGGCGCTACGGTTGACCAGATTAAGGGTTCGTTTGAAACACTATTAAAGAACGTATTCCTGCCCCTGATTGATACGATTTTCCGTCCCCTAGCAAATGTTATGTTGGCGTTTGTTAATACCCTATTAACCATTGACGGTGAACTGTTGGCTACCGCTGCTACCGCTGCTACATTCGGTGCAGCTTTGGCATCTATACTTGGAACGGCGTTAGTTATAACAGGTGGGTTCATAACATTCGGTGCGGCTATCTTAGGGGTTGTGACTCCGCTATTAACATTTACCGGAGTTTTGTCGATATTGGCAACTGCCCTCGGTAGCTTCTTGGCGTTTCTAGGGGGCTTAGCAGCTTTCGCTGTGATTGCCGGTCCTCTAGTGTTGATCTTGACGGCACTGGCTTCCGGTTTCCGATCTTTAATAAAAATATTCTCTACTAATGTAGGTGGAGCATCCGATGCTCTTACCGCTTTGAAAGACTCATTGGGGCTAGTGTTTTCTGCTGTTGGTAACGTCGCTACGTCTATCAGTAATTTACTTGGTATCGTGTTTGGTGGTGGGGATGCCAGTTTAGAGTCAGTTGGTCAAACGTTTAGTAATATTTTTAATGGCTTAGCCGCCCCTGCTAAAACTTTTGCAGCTAACTTGAACAGAGTGGGCAGTGCAATTAGCCTGTTCGCTGGCTTCTTCCAGAACGGTATTCTAAGTCAAACGAGCGCAGACAGTTTTGCTGCCAACCCCTTGATTAAATTCCTGTTAGATAAATCAGGACTTGAAGCGACAGGCGATAACGTCAGAGTTCTGTTTGGGAATCTCCGCAGCGGGTTAAATCAGTTAAAAGGTGCGTTCACTCAAATCGGTAATGCCGCCGCTGGCTTCTTCACTATCTTAACAAGCGGTGGTGGGATCGATCAAGCCCTGGCTTTTGCCCAACAATCCTTGACGGCTGGTTTCTCTAAGATTGGATCATTGGCTCTGCAAACTATTCAGGGTTTGTTTGGGGTTGATCTGGTCAATGAAATAAAACTATTAGACGCTGGTAAGATCGGTGAAGCAATTGCTTCCTTAATCGGCAGAGCTATTGAAGGCGTAAAGACTTTAATACTCAACAACCGTGAAGGCATCAGCAGTTTCCTGACGAGTTTATTCAGTTTCCTGTTCACACCTGGAAAACTGGCTACAGCGTTGTTCGACTTCCTGGGCTTGACTGAAATTGGTGACGTATTCCGCGAAGTCGAACGGGTACTCACTGGCCTCTTCGGTGGTATAGTAGACACGCTGTTTAATTTACTGGCAGGTGATGATCTAGCTACTGCAATCCGTAAGTCTTTCGGATCAGGTGTCGAACCAATCATTCTGTTCGTTGAAACGCTTGGCAATTTAGTCAGTAACGTAGTTGGTTTGTTTGGCGATTTGTTCGCAGCCCTATTCCCAGGTGGGGGGCAAGCCATAGCTGAGTTTAACTTGCTGGACGTTGTTACAAATGTTCTGAACACATTGTCGGCTGGCTTAAAGTTCTTAAGCGACAACATCATTCTACCATTAAGAGACTTGATCCGATCAATCGATTTCAAGTCTATATTTGATTTCGTCGGTAATTTGGTATCTCAATTTGCAGAATTCTTCCGATTATTGTTTGCAGGAGATTTCTCCGGCGCTTTAGATCAAGCGGGAAACATCGGAGAAACAATCGGCAAAGTCATCCAAGACTTACTAGCCAACGTTTTCGATATTAAATTAACCCCTAACGCCAATATAATCCAACAGCTTGCCGAAGTGATAAGCGGACTGTTGAGTTTTGCGTTAGATGGTATAGCCGGACTACTCGGATTTGATAGCTTTACTTCTCTAGGCCAAACAATTTTAAATGGTGTTGGCACAGCTATAAGCGAATTCTTAGGTGACAACCCCGCTGCTAAGTTTGCTGGTATTGCTACTGACATTCTACAGGGTCTTGCGGATGCAGTGATGGATGGTTTCTTGACCATCGGTGATCTGCTTAATCTGGATACAACCAACGCGGAGGAGACATTAAAGACCGCCTTCCAGGGAGCGATTGATAACATCCGCGATTTCTTCCTGAACGATAATGAAACGACCATCTTTGACAACATCGGTACGATCTTCTCTAAAATAGGAGAAGCGATACAAACCGTTGTTGACATCTTCTCTGGTAATACATTATCAGAAGGCTCAGAAAACGTAGCTACTTTCCAGGACGTGTTGCAAGGTATATTCGACTTCGTTAGCAACTTGGTTTCACTTGGCCTGGAAACTTTAACTGCACCATTAGCTGGAATTGGTGATTTCATTCAGGCGCTATCAGAACTAGACAGTAATAAGATCGGTATTATTGCTGCTGCAATTGCAGGTATTGGTGGGACACTGGTTCTACTCAATCCGGCGGTAGCCGCAGGCATAAGCAGTGTTGTATCTTCCCTGCTACGATTTGGTGGGCTGGCTTCAATTGTATTAACCATTAAAAACATAGCTGAAAACGGCGCTATTTTAGTGGATGCAATCGACTCATTGCTTGATTTGGATGTTGCATCGGCGGCTGGCAAACTGGTAGATTTCGGGTTATCTGTTGCAACGGGTATCACTTTTGACATATTAGGGTTGTTTGGTATCGATACAATCTTTGGACAAACCGAAGCCGATGTTCGATCCACTGTTGAGAAACTAGCTGGTGGTGTTGACACATTACTGGTGAATGTGGGCAATGGAATTATTAACTTTATTAACGGTGTCAAAGGCGTAATTGAAGGCATTCGAGACACTATTGATCGAGTTATACAGATTGCCACACCGTTCATTTCGGTAATTGGCACAATCATATTCTCCCCCGTAATTCTGTTCATAAAAGCGGTACAATCTTTCGCTGAACTGCCACAGGAGAAGAAAGATAAGATTGCAGTAGTGTTCACAGCGATAGCTGTTGCACTAGCTCTGTACAATGGTCAAGCTATATTAGCAGGCATTGGTACAGTTGTCAGTTTTATCGGTACGTTGGCAGGAGTGGGAGGCGGAGCAGCAGCCGCAGGTGCGGGTGCGCTGGCTAGTAAAGTAACGGTATTAGCTACAGCACTTGGCAGCTTTGCTAAATTCTTAGCAGGTACAGTTGTTCCGATTGGAATTATCTTACTGGCAATCGCATCTGCTATTAACAATGCAGATAAGTTGTTTGATGTATTCTTTAATATCATTTCGCTTATTGGATCGATCATCTCTCTGGATTTGACTGCCACCTTCGACAGTCTAGGCGGGATATTCTCAAGTATCATTGATTTCATTGGGTCAACAGTATTAGACGCAGTGTTTACCATTGCTGAGTTCTTCGGCATTACTGAGATTGCAGGTAAAACCAAAGATGAATTTATACTAATCCTGGGACAACTTGTGTTCACAGTTAAATCGTCCTTTATCGCGGTAGGCCAAAGCCTGTCAACCTTCTTTACGCAAGTATTTAACGACTTGGGATTGAAATTGAATATCTTAGGGGCTGACATCGAACTTGCAGTGTCGGATGCAGCCGCACGTATCCGCACTATCGGCAGCACTAACCCCGAAGATGATCCATTCTTCAAAGCCGCAGCCGTATTTGATCCAAAGACCTTTAGTATTGATAACCTGAGTGCAGCCGTCGGTGACTCAACCATCTCCCAGGATGATTTGGATCGGTTCTCTCGTAAAAACGCAGGCTTGATTTTATCGGCTTTACAAACGTCCTTAGTAGACGAAACGCAATTCATTGATACAACCGAGTTTGGAAAAGTCTTAGGTCAACTTGACCTGTCCGGCTCGGTTGACGATTTTGCTAAGAACATTGTTTTGTCCGGCGATCAAGAATTGAAGAACCGTTTCTTTACTGAAATCGGTGCGTTGTTAGCTGCCCCAGGCGATCAGCGGATTATAACGCAAGACCAAGCCAACGCTATCATCGGGGCTATTGTCACCGAAGTGCAAGCGGGTACGCTGCCAAGTGATGAAGCCCTTAACATCTTAAACTTGTTGCCGCTTGGTGGTGAAGGACAACTATCGGCAGAACAACGTGAAGCAGCTATCAAGCAAATTAACGATATTGTTGCCAAGTATCAAGCATTGGTAGATGAGGGTGCGGCTCTACAGGATCAAACATTAATTGTTGACCCCGATGTTGAAATCGTTCCAGGAAATAAAGGCGGTGGTGCAGACTTCACTTCTGGACTTGAAGCAGCTATACTCGGCCCTGAACAAGCTCCTCTAACTCCGACTGTCCCTGTCAGCCCGTTCTTGATCTTCTCTGACCCAACGCAAACTAAGGATGACTTTATTACGAAGGCAGAAGAAGCTATTGCGGGGGCAGGCGGGAGTGAACCCATCACCCCTGAAATTCCACTTGCTCCTACCTTTGTGGGCATTGAAAGCGAAGAGGACGTTGATGCGCTTGTTCTAAACTTCCAAACTTTGAATGATAATATTTTAATCGCTAAGACATCCTTTGATGAATTCGCTACCAAGATTAATGACAACATCACTAATTTGAATTTATTAAGCACGACTGTCACAACTACATCTGGCACATTCACAACTGAAACTACTAATATACAAACCGTCTGGACAACCTTAAACGATTTCCTGACAAACTCGCTTAACACCATTAACGGTGGCTTGCGTCGGATACCGGACGGATTACGTGCAATTCTGTCAACGTTAACGTTGATAAATCCTTTAGTCAGCGCCCAACTGGTTCTGCTACAGACTGCTTTTATGAACAGCAGCACATCGATTGCACGTAGTCTGGAAGTCGTCATCGGCAAACTAAAAGGTTTGAGGGTGATACTGGATGAAGTGTTGGGCAAGCTGGCAACAGTCGGCGCATCGGATGTAGGAGGCGGCAGTGGTACTGGTGTTGCTGGCGGACTCGCTGAGGGCGGACCTGTCTTCCCAGGCATCTTTGAAATTTTGGAAAAGAACGAACCAGAAATTCTATTCCAAAATGGACGCGCTTTCTTACTATCTCCTGGTGGGGGTGCGGTTCGTCCTGCATTACCAACCGCTGGTATTCCAACTTTCGGCGGTATTCCAGCCACACAAAATGTTCCAAATGGAGCAATTGGCAGTGGAAGCAATTCATTCAGCATACAAGAGGGCGATATTAACATAACCATTCAAGGTAACAATCTTCCAGGCGAAGTTCTGGCTGCACAAGTTCGTGACCTAGTTCGTGAAGAACAAAGCAACCGAGACATTAAAATACGTGAACGTTTACGCACATCGGGGAGAAGTTAAATGGGTTTGATGATTTATCAGATAGGGGATTTACCTCTATTCTTTAATCTTAGAAATTTTGATAGCGGCGAAGTTAGTCTGGATGCTAATCGTGAGTGGAAAGCGCCAACTACTGAATTCACACAAACATCTGGTGAACATCTGTTCTCCGATTTGGGTCGCCCTTTGAGTGAGTCACAAAAATTAGAATTAAAAGGTATGTTTGTTTGTGACGAAGATCAAATATCCGCACAGGCACTATTTAATCGTTTGCTGTCAATGGGTGGTATTCCGCTAACACCTGTTATTGGGTTTCATTATGAAGAATGTGAGCATGTACCCGAAGGGTCTTGTTGTTCTGCTTGTAATACCACTCTTGACTGGATCGTAAATTATGGTATAATAACAAAGCTACCACAAGATAGCTCATATCATAGTTCAAAGAAACCCTGGTCAGCGTCAACTTTCCCTGTATCTATATCAATGGTACTTGGAACAAAATGGAAAGCACTAAATTCTTGGGAGTGGGAGTATCGAAAAGATAAAATTGTCAATCCGTTGTCTCCTACACTCCGAAGTGGATCGATCAGTAATACATTTATTTTGCCAAACAGATTGAGTGAGTTACACCGTAAGGGTTACTTCTTTCGTTGGGGGGTAACATTATCAAAGTACGATCCGTCGTATTGGGGGTTGAAATATACAAATGGACGAATGGGTGGCATTGGGTCAGACTACGTTTCCATTGGAGAACATAGTTTTAATTCCGATCCCGAAAGATGGAGCGCAAGTCCAAATAGTGTGTACTCCTTCACAAATTTTAGTAACCTCACCGGAACTATCACCCTGCGAGTTACGAGAAATTATAACTATTTTAGTCAATCAAACCTTGTCGATGAAAGCACCTTAGACCTTGCACAGTTAAATACAGATTTAATAAATGGAGGTTTGGGGGGTCTGTTGACAACTGACCAGATAGTAACAGGCTATGCTTCACCTTTCCCTGGCTTCGTCATACGAGGCGGTGAAATCCTTTCTGGCGTAAGACCTCGATGGAGCTACCCTGGTGCGTATCCAGGAGAGACAGGTCGTGGTTACAATAAGATAGAATATCTGTCTGATGATTTAAATTATGAAGCCGCTTATCTGCATGATTTTGGGTTGTACTAATGAGTGTTAGATTTAGATTTATAGATGTTGATACAGACACCGTAATAGCCGACACTCCCGCTTTGTCGGCTAATATAAAGTGGACTTTAAATCAAAGTTCATCGTGGAGTGGGTCGTTTCCTAAAAATGTTCTTGCTGTTCAAGGCGTAGCCGAAGGCAATAATGTTGAAATTTATTACAATAATGAATTGCTGATTGAAGGAGTCTTACAACAGTTTTCAGAAAAATGGAGTAAGAACGAATTGGTTTTGAGTTTGCAAGGAAGAGGTCGATTGGATGACCTATACTCTGTCAGGGCTTACAGCCAAGCCTACTACGAGAGTAAGGAACTTCTGCTTATTTTGGGCGAATTGTTACGACGGGCTGGATGGCGTTTAAATAAAATAAACACCCTGGAAAATCCTACTCAAGTTACGACGATTGACCTACGTTCCGAAAAGCGACTTCTCCCTCAGATTGTAACTTTAATAGAGGGCATCCCAGGTGTATTCTTCCGTTATGGGGGCTTTGTTGCAGGTAAACATTCTATCGATGTTGGCTCATTTTCAGAACTGAGTGGTATCGAACTTCACCGTCCGCCGGATGGGGAGTTAGTACAAGAGTTCTTAGAGAGCGACGGAGCTATCATTGATATAAACCAAAGTGTTACTTTGACGGATATTATTAATGCAGTTGAAGTTATTGGTGGAGATGTCCAAGACAACTTGGGCGTAACCCGCGCTATCACTTTGAGGGATTCACTGGTGGCGAACCCCGCATTGTCGGCTGATCCTGATTTCCCCATCGTTACCGAAATAGCCAATTATGTATATTATATCCATAATAACTCGGTGTCAGCTTTAGAGGGTTCTCAATCTGTTGAACGTTACACGCAATATACACCCCCCAAAGAATCGGGGAATGCAACTTTAGCAGCTATCAATGCTGCTGCCCTATCTTTGTACCAGCGGGGTGTGGCTTTCCTTCAAGACCATTCTAGTAATGTTCGAGAAGTGTCGGTGTCTGCAATTGGGGATAATCTATATGTTGATGTCGGAGACACCGTATTCGTTCATGCAACTTATCGCCAACCAATTATTGATCCGTTTACCGACGAAGTAGAATTTGTTGAGTCTTCTATAGATGATGATATTCGAGTTACGGCTTTATCGGTTGACTTTTCAGGTGATAAAACTGTTTGGGAATTTGATCTAATAGATGGAGCGACCTTAGTAGAACAAGAAGATTTGTTTGTTAGTGTGTACGACGAAACAAAACGAGAATCTCCACCCGCAGGTGCGGTTTATGCCCCTGCATTTACACCTGTATTTGCTACAATTGTTACGAATGTGTCGGGTGGGGGTGCGGACGACGAACTCAGCAATGGTTTAACGGCTCGGCAAGTAACGATAGACCTTCCTGCTGCGCCAGTGGGTGCAACTAATGTTTATTTAGTGGGGGCATCCTACGGAACATCACCTGACGGGACAGTTATTGCTGAGATAGTTAGTGATCCTGTCTTTGGCGGGGATGCAGTTATGAAAATCGGCTTAAAAAACGTAGGGTGGGTCAATGCCTATAGTGCAACCTTGACTACCCATATTGTGTGGATATAAAATATGGCAATTGAAACACCCATTGTATTAGATTGGTCATGCGATTGTGATGAACAACCGGAGTTAATGGCGGACAATCTGGAAGTTATATCTGATTTACAAACAGATATTAATGACAACATCCGTCCACAAATTATAATCTACAGCCCATCAATTCCAGGTCAAGGGTTTTGGGAATCGGAGTGGTTGCGTCAAGGTAAGACATTACCTATTACAGACGGAGCAAGTTTGTTGTGGTACGATACTAGCAATGCTAGGTTTGGTGGTAGCTTTACAGTTATCAGTGGAGTGGTTGTACCCGTCACTTACACTCGTCAGCCTGGAACAATATACTCAATAGTACCTTTTTTAGCAATCACTAATGAAAACACGGCGCTTGGTTCAAACTTTGCTGACACAATTGCAACTTTCATCCCTTCAAATGGAACTCTATTAGATAGCATCCCTTCCCGACTAAGGTTCTATTTATCTTTTTATAGCGCAGCCGCCATTCGTTGGTCGTACTCAGTCTTAGGCAGCGTAGTTACTCAGAATTATCATCACACTCAATTTGGTACAGCCGCAAATACCGACGGCTACGGAGAATTTTCAGGTGGGACATTTGCCACCAACTGGATACCTCAGTACATCCGGCACACGCATCCCGTAACTTTGACAGGCCCATCAACACTACAGCTTAGAGTTAGCATGTTCTCTCCTGGCGGTGCAGGTGGGGGTGTACGCGGTTTAAATTATCAAGCGTCTCTGTCCGCTTCTGCTGGATTAAGACCTTCCCATTTCACTAGCCTAGTTTATGGCTTTTATACTTTAGAGGTAGCACAATAATGGCTTCATGTTCAATTCTTGATTTCACTGACTTAGGTGTTTGGCCTGACGATTGTTTCGACCAACAAATATTCATTCAAACCATGCAGGACAAATTAAATGAACTGCGCGAGTATGTTGAGGCGAACTTGAGTTCCGTTGTCATACTATCTCAGGCGACTGAACCCACGCAAGGTCAATGGGAGGCAGCTTACACTGTCCAGACGGGATTCGCACTTCCTATACCTGCTAGTGCTACCCTGTTGTGGTATGACACAACTAACAGTCAATTAGGTGGGCAGTACGGAACGATTACAGGTAGTGCAACCGTTGAGTCTCGAACTGCTGAGTATGTCCCTGGTACAATCCTTGTATCGGATGTTGAGTATGATGCCACAGCACGTTCGTCCTCAGCTAGTTTGATGGGCAATGGTGCGTTCTTGCCTGAGATTACCTTCACTACTGATGTGATTTGCACCCTGTTTATAGATTTTAATTTTGTTATGACGACCACCAATGTTGCGTCAGGTGTTGACTTTATGTTAGATGGCGTAAAACTAGGAAGTCAGTATCAAGCTGTTCCCCCCAATGGTGGGTTGGTTGAAAACCTACCTATCACAAATTTACAGAGCGTATCCTATGTTCTGGAAGATATGCCAGCCGGTATTCATACCGTTAAACCTTTACTCGGAGTTGCTGGTGCGCCTGGAACTGCCCCCACCTTAGCTTGGGGCGGGGCGAACAATGTCACTTCTTTCGCAATTCGAGCAATGGTGCAATAATGGCAGATATATACGATACTCAGTGGCCTATAAATTATATCGAACAAAGATCATTTGCAAAACTGTTACTCGAACGTGTACAAAATATACAGGCCAGGAAACAAGCGGTGTTCCTGCGACAAATACTTGAACCGACTCAAAGCGAATGGGAGACGGCTTTCGTATCTCAAACTGGATTGGGATTGCCCATACCCGTTGGCACAAAGTTAATATGGGTGGATTGGTCTAAGGGGGATGCAAAATCCTTTGTCACCACTAATGACTTAGTAGCGGGTCAGGCATCCAGTGGTACAGTGTACCCGTATTTGGATACCGATTGGGATCGTCCTTCAATTCGATTATTGGGGAAGGCCAATCTCCATACTCATCCTCTATCCGGTGAAAGCATTTCTATTGTTCCAGTTGATCTATCAAAGAACTTTGTCGCATTAATATTTAATAAGAATCAATTATACCGATGGGCGCAACTCGGTTTACAATCATTTATGATTATGTATAAAATCAGAGTGCTTGATACAAGTGCAGGCGATCTAACCCTGTTCTTTCGATCTACTGCCCCCATCGACGATTGGCAAGAAGACTATTCTATTGCGGCTCAAAAGGCTTTTTATGTTGAAGTCACAAATGCCGCTACCAATTTGGGTGTCAATGACGACACTGAGAAATCTGCTATTGCTACTAATATTACTTTATCATCTGCATATTCGGGTGCATTTAGTGAAGGTGTTATCTTTTTACACCGCTATGGATTGGCAACTACAACCAGTGGTGGTGTCCATACGCCTACGGATGTGTCACTTGCCCCTGGTGGATTACATATTGGATCGTCGCTCGGTGCAACCTTCGCTGCTAACAACCTGTTTCTACAACAAGCGGCTAGTCAGAAATCGGATGAGTACCCTATGCGCGAAGATATGCCTCGTGTTGGTAGAGATTCAGGCGGTTATAATTTAGACAGCGCGGTGTGGGTATATGGTTTATTTAAAGGGTTGACAGGGGAGTTGGTATAATGGCATTTAGTGATCTACCTGATATTTGTGACTACAGTGAAACTCCTGTTGACCAAGAAGCCTTTTTTGACGCATTACAGGTTGTCATAAATGAGTTATGTGGGGCAAATCCAATTACTTTACGTCAATCGTCTGTACCTGTTCAAGACGATTTTGAAACGGCGTGGCTGGCAGCAGCGGTTGGCAACGTCCTGCCTATCCCCACATCCGTAGAGTTTTTGTGGTACGACACGGATCGGCTACAGATTGGTGGAGTTTTCCGAACAGTTGAAGATCAAGCATCCAACGTGATGGTATTCGGATACACTGATGCTGATCCCGATTGGAATTGGACAACCCGTAAAGTTGTTTTCCAACGGTTGTTGACGGGCTCACTCGACACACTTGTTGTCACCGACATGATGGCTAATGAAGAAACCGCTTTAACACCTTCTACGGGCATACGAAAAGAGCCTGCATGGAATGATGCAGGTACAATGATTGTGTTCAATACCAGCGAGTTCGGCGGAAATGAATTGGCTAAAATGAACGTCGATGGTACAGGTGTTGTTCGTCTAACCAACGATGCTTTTAATGACAGCTTTCCCCATTGGCGCGGAACTCGAATAGTATATGAGACAAATGAATACGGTGTAACTTTTGAAATTGCCATCATGAATGATGATGGGACTGGCAGAACGCGGTTGACGACTACAGGTGGTGGAGCTACCTCTCGTCTACCGCAGTTGTCTCCTGATGGTACGAAAATTTGTTATCTATCGGGTACAGGAGTTAATCGTACTATCTACATTATGGATTCGAACGGAGCAAATCAAACTCCTTTGAGTACGGTAACTGGAATTAATACTGGTATTCATGGACCTACATGGAGTCCTGATGGGGAGTGGATTTATTTCTCTAATTACAGAATTCGTCCCGACGGTTCAGATGAAGGTGTATGGTATGAGGCAGTAGATAGCTACCTTGTACCTAATGATTCAAGTGAAGCAGCGCGTACTTGGATTAATAGAATAGGCGGCAGCGCAACTGAGGCACAAAATGTAAGTGTTGATTCGACTGGAACGGTTGTAGTGTCATCATTGTCAGGACCGATCACTATGCGATCAGTCGCTCCTGATGGTTTTGAAAGCACTGGAAAGGTCTACCAAGTTAGTCAGTATGTTGATCCAGCGGGGAATGTCCGACTGTTACAACAAGATGACTTGACAGGTACAACCGCAGGTGTGTCTTTATCGGGTCTGGCAATCCCCTCAGATATAGAACATATTCTGATTATTGTAGAGGCCGTTGGCGCAACTTCCGCTGTTTTAAATCAAGCCTTCTTAAAGTTTAATGGCGACAGCGCGGCTGCAAATTACCATACACTGTATTTCCGTGCTGCTGGTGCTGGCTTAACTCGAAATGAAATAGCCCCTGGTACATCCGGCGGAATCATTATTCCTTTTCCTGGCAACCAATTAGCTGGACAATCTACTTGTAATTATATGATTTGGATACCCGCCATTCAATCCAACGACAATGTGAAGCAAGCAATTTTCGAAGGTGCGGCGGTAGCCGGTACGGTGGCTACTTCAACCAACTACAATACGATCAGTGGTGTTGGTGTACGTAACAGCCTTGATCCAATCAACCAAATTGAATTGACATTGGCAGGGGCGCTCGGTAACTTTGTTAGCGGTTCTAAAATTAGCTGGTATGGGTTTCCAGGTACACCTAGATGGGATAAAGAATAATGGCTTGTTTAACGCAAACGTGGGAATCAACATACTCAGAACAATGTGAGTATATTTCAAATCTGCTAGCTGTATTACAACCGATTGATGAGTCAACGCAGGCAATTGTACTGTATCAATCCACTGAGCCTACGCCTGCTGAACTGATTGCGGCCTGGGAGGAACAGACTGGATCAACCAATGCTCCGTCAGTTGGATCAACTTTTTACTGGTTCGACCCCGACACAGAAGCGATAGAGAATGTATTTTTGCCCGTTGATGATGTGGCAGATGGGGTGTCAACGGGGACTCCTATATCATACTATGAAAAAGATAGATCACTTGATTGGGTGTATTTAGACAGCGTTCTCAATGCGGAGGCCGATGGTGGCACTACTTTATCGATTTCAGGAATCGATCAAACATACAAACATCTGTTCTTTACCTTCTCCGCCAGATTAGTGGATGCGGCTGTGTCGGTAGCCGCTGGACTTCGATTAAATGGCGTATCGACTGCAAATTACCATGTTGGGCGTATCAACTACGATGCAGCCGCAGTTGTAGGTACGGGCGTTACTGGACAATCATCCTTAATAGATGAAGCTATAACGCCAGCGGCAGGAACAACGTTTCAAGTTAGTTCATCTATGTTGGGGTACGGTCTTATCCCTAATTATGCATTAGCCGATGTCGATAAATACGCGGGTGTTATGCCATACACTCGGAAGTTAGGTTTTATTGGTACAGCCCCAATCACGACAGCCAACCGTAATTTGTCCCAAGCCTGGGCAGCGTGTATTGCAGCCACTTTTCATCCAGTCACACAAATTAGTTGGGTATCTACGACGAATTGGCGACGGGGTTCACAAATGACTTTGTATGGGTTGAAATAGGCAACAAAAAAGCCACTCAATTGAGTGGCTTTTCTTTTACTGCTTTACCAACAAGTGTGTTTACAATTAGTCGTTTGCTGTTTCGAAAGCGAACAGCAGGGTCAAGTCAGACGTTGAAATGTAGGTCGGGGTCGCAACTGCTTGCAACTGAATGTACAGGGTGGACTTGCTACGCGGGAAAGTGATCGGGATGTCAAGATTGGCTTTGGTTGCAACTGCGTACACCGTACCATTCGACTTGTAATCGGCAACGGCAATGTCCACAATGCCGACACCTTTAGCCACTACTTCTGCGTCGGTTGCAGCGAACGCTGCGTTGTCCACTGCACCTGTGAAGGTGTCGCGGAATAGGTGCAGAAGCAAATTGGCCTTAACGTTACCCTTATCGAAGACCGTCAAAGCACGGAGGTAGCCCGATTTCCCAAGAGCGCCGAAAGGCAGGGTCACGGACATCCTCTGTCCTACCGCATCCGCCGCGCTGTAAGCGCCAGCAGTAATGGTAGGGGTTACACGAATCGTTTTTAAAACTCCCATTTTATTCTCCTATAATCTTATCAAGTAGTAAAACACTTGTTAGTAACTAATCAGCTTCGACAATCTGGATAGTCGCTCCGGCGGGACGCTGTGAGTAGCTGCTTTGCAGGGTAGCCATGAATGCCATAATCATATTTACAATAACGTCAATGACGGTGGCTTCTTGACCTTCTTCCCAAAAGCGCAGGTTGAACATCATCAGTCCAGCAAACACAGTCGTCACAACCGTAATCCAGAATTCACGGATTTTCAGCAGTGCGATAACGTTGCCTGGATCAATCGCTTGAGCCGATGCCAGGGCTTGCAGGGCAACACGGGTGGTAATACTCTTAAAGAGTTTCGCCAGCGTGTAGACCAGCATTACGGCAGGGCCGAGCATACTGAGGATAAACTCAGGGGTGATGACGGTCACGCCGTCTTCGGCTACTGGAAGTTCCAGCGGGTTACGGCCTGTTGCAGCCGCGATCAGATACAATACTACCAGAATAAAACCTGTCAGAAAGGCTGACAGACCACGTTGACCGAGTTGGTCGAAAATATTTCCGTTGTTTTCGCTAACCATTTCGTCTCCTTAGACAATTTATATGAACATATTATAGCACAGCGTAAGGGAATTGTCAAGACATTGTTTAATCGAATATATGCGCGTCGTTGACCTTGGCAAAGCGCCGTGCTTTCGCTGCGCGTCTTTCTTCTTCCTGGGCTTTATGGTAATCTAAAAAAGTTTCTACTAAGTGTTCTACCCAAAGCCCTGGATGAAACTCAACTAATTCTTGATCGGACAGTTCGATTGAATTATTGTATATATTAGACACACCATTAGTTTTGAGAACAGTTATTCGCTTCTCTCCGTCCTTAAGGTAAATTGTTATATCGTCCCCGTCTTTTTCAATCTTTAGGAAATCATCTTCATACGCGTCCTGCCATGCAAGTCGCCAAGCCATACCATATACTTCTTTGGCTTTTATGTTGGGGTCATCTAAGTTGACTTGCTTAGTAGGAGTGAATTTCTCTTTCAGAGTACGCTGAAATACCCACCAATGAACGCCTTTAATAATTAATACTGAGATAAGAAGGAACAATGTCACTACTATTAAATTTGGAAGCGCGTCTAAAATAATACGTTCCATTAGAACAAATCCCGATCATCAACTGGCGGATTAGCCTCCCGACGTTTTCTACGAACTTCTTCCTGACGTTGTTTCTTGACAGTAGGTACGGCGGTGTCAAGTAAGTAGTCTACCCACTGACCTGGACGATGAGTATTTATGTTAGTGGGAATGCTGTATTGCCCTCGATAAACATCTCGGACACTCATACTGTCACCTGCTTCAAATACAACCGTGCTGTTTTTATCGCGCAATATAATTTTTACTATGTCTACATTTCGGTTGACAATAAGTTTATCGTCTAAATACTGTTTGTTGCTAGGCGTTAGAAATAAAGCAGCATTATAAATATCTACTGCCCGATCAAAGGGATCAACATCTTTCATTGGCAGACGGAAAAATGCTACATACACAGCTGCACCAATGATAACTAGAATAGATAGAGCAATAACTAAACCGCTTGGATTATCCATTTATTCGAATCTCCTTATAAAAAATTGTAATTGATGTACTGTGCCGTGTACTTCGTAATAGATTTGTTTGATCGTTCCCTGGTTTTGGATCATCATAATTGCAGTGTCAATAAAGGCTGTGTTAGATTCCCAACTGCCAGGGAAACAAACCGTCAGCACAACGGGCTTACTCATTAACAACCGCTGGCTAACTTATACACAACGTACACAATAAAAATGGCAACTAAGCATACGCATATCGCTACGTAGGGAGAGATGTCTTTATTCAAATGTAACCACCTTTTTTAGCTTGCGACCTGTCAGCCACACTTGACGAAGCATGTTACTGAAACATCCACTGGTGTAGAAGTCCCACTTAATACCTTTCGGATCGTAGTTACCATCCGCATCTAACCGTCGGGCAAACACATGCCATCCATCGGGGTAGTCACTGTCCATTCCACCACGTCCGCCGTGTGAGCCGCCATCCATCTTAGCATTAACGACAATCCACTCATCAATGTCATCGGGCATGACTCGGAACACTTCGCCAACTTCGGGCTTATTGGTCGATACCATACGTTGTAGCTCCTCGTGTGTTCGTCTAGCTAGCCGACGAGCGCGTTTGTCTTCCTGAGCCAAGTCGTGCATCTGCTTTGTCATACTACCTCCACACTTATGCTGTTAGTACCCATTGGTTCTTCTATTTCAACAAGTGGTATTTCGTCCACCATTGTTTCTAATGTTCTATAGCCGCTATGACGTTTCCAGTACGAATATACTTTATGGTATTCTATGCGGACAATCCGTCCTTGTGCTTGAATTGTGCGAAAAGCATTATCCAGAAAATCAGGTTCTTTGTCAAGTACATTGTCAGGAAAGCGTATCTCAAACGTCTTTGTTGACATATACTTCTCCTAACCATAATGCATGTATAGCTTTTGCGCCTTCAACGGTCATACGAATATGACCTTTTGGTTTGTCTGGATGGGGTTCAATCCATCCAAGATCATGTAACTTTTGATGAACTTCCGGCGGTGCTACGTGGCAGTTCATGTAGTTGAATAGCCAGATTTGATAACGGTGTTCCCAGGTTAACATCTTGGGCTTCATTAGATGAAATCCATATATTCGTCATAGGTGAATGTGGCTTGCTCCGAATATTCTTTACCAAATACACGGGTGACGTAATAACCATCCTGATAGTTAATCCGTACATCTTCAACGTGATTGCCTTTGGAATGGTGGAATGGGTGTTCAATCAGTTGAAACCCCCAACTATGGCCTGTAAATTCTCGGTTGGTATAAACGGGTTGTACTTGCCCCATAGTACCCGCAACAGCGGCGAATCGTTGCCCGTCGTATGGCACAGGTACATACACTACTTCCTGTCGGTGAGTGTGTCCCACCGCAACACTCGCAGTCGCACGTAGTAAGTTTAGATACCCTTGCGCTGTCTTTCCAAAGCCGCTGCGGGAACGGTGTCCATGACCGACCCAAAAAAGTTTCGTTAGTGGTAGCCAATGGTTCTTTTCTCCTTCACACCATAATATATCATTATCGTACAACAACTGAAAATATTTGTCAATATAATATTCGCCAAATTCGCTATCGATTTGTTCGCCTAACATCGAACGCAGCAACCACTGTTCATGATTGCCCCACAGATTAAGCAGGACGCAATCAACAGGGACAGCCGCCTTAACCATGTTAATGGTCTCAAGCGACATGGCTTCCAGTTCGCTGAATTTGTTCTTACGTTCTATTACAATTTCTTCGTTCTCAGGATCGTCACTGAACTCCACCCCCGCACTCCCAGGTTTAGGTGGGTGCTGGTTAAAGCGATCCATGTCAAACCAATCAGTGAAACAGGGGAAAGCATTGGGTTTAAAGTCCCTCACAATCCTCATACCGAGTGTGAGTATCGCCCCGTCACCGAGAGGTCGATGAAAATCAGACATGTTTACGTAGCGGATTTGTCCATCTCGCTCCCACTGCGCCCTTGCTGCTTGGATTGCTCCATTTTTGAGAGCAGAAAAGCGAGACGGGACAAGTGACTTCTCTTCACGGTAATGTTTGTGCCAAGTGGGGGTCTCAGAATGCGCCGCACCCGTAGTGAACGAGCGCGTCCAGCGGGTAACGGTACTCTTAGGGATGGTGGGACGGTTCTCTCTGAGCCATTTGTTATAAGGAGATACATCCACCCAATTGTGTTTCGCTTTAAGTGCTTGTAATACATTTAAAATCTCTTCGGGTATAAAAGTCTCTGCTGATTTCTTTGTCATTACTGGCCTCTTACTTTCGGATAGGGTAAATCTATTAACTTAGGATTTAACCGTCGGAATTCGGCAGTGAGTTTCTTTGTTTCAGCTTTCGTCTTTCCTAATATGTACATATATTTATGTTTAGCGGGTTGCCGCTTCACTTCACATTTAGCTTCAACTAATTTTGCGTATTGATTGAATACATCTCGTTGTCCAACAGAGAGGGGTTGTCCCCGTTTCCAATCAACCCCCAATGTTTTAGCGTATCTAGCAAATGAGGATGGTGATCGTAATGTTCGGTCAGTGAACCATCCGCGTTCAAGATTAGCAGGGTCACGGAGCATGGTGGTAGTTCCGTATCGCTGTCCAAGATAGGTGAAATTGCAGGCTTGATAAATTGTTCCGAGTTCTTTGGCTTCTGGATCAGCATAAGCTGTGAATATCCTGTAGTCTGTATTCTGTACCATCCAACGGATTGCCCACATGATATGGGCGCTGGCTAAGTTCTTGGGTGTCCATGATGCGCTTGCACCCCTGGATACCAGCCGTTCAATTTTTCGTGTATTCTCACCAAGCAGCTTACTAAAGGCGATTGGCATATCCATTGTCACCACACCGCCGATCAAATCTTTGTACATTGCGACGAAGCGGTGGGTGACATATAGTGAGGGTTTTCCCAACCATTCATATCGTACTATAAAAGCATTAACTTTGTCAATAAGGTCTTTGTTAGAGGGTTGTACATATGAGAATGTGAAGTGAGATGCTTTTAAATTGTCAGGAAGTTGTGAGATTTCGGGCTGCTGACGATCTTCGTCGCGGGTGGCTAACCTTCGGGCATACTGATGGGAGATGACTGGATCATTACATCCTTGTATTTCTCCAATACCCGATCCGGCGTATACGCCTGCTGGCTCAACTGCCATGTCTTCATATCCTTAAACTTATTATATAGTTTAATAAAACTATCAGTGGGGGACGGTAGCTCAGGGTCAAGGGCATAAACAAAGGCGACAGAGTATAATAAATTTTTATTGCGGATGAGGTTTTGAGTGACGTGGAAATCAAACACCTGACGGTCATTCTCACATACACCACCTGCCCAGGTTTCCTGAATAGTGGTGTAAGCGTTATCTGCATCTTGTTTAGTGATGACAGCTTTTGATTTAGGGGCAAGGTAAAAACCAAGTTTCACCCACGCCCCAATCCGCCAGGGCAGCGGAATGACTTCAAAACCCTGGCGGATACGTTGTTGTTCGGAACTGCCAGCGAATTGCGTTAAAGCAATTCGCACTGCTTTGCTCCTCCCAACGCTGGTCACATGCCCCTCATTATCCAGGCTCAGTTGGATAGAGTTTTTCATGGCAGGGATGCGACCAGGGTAAATTAAGATAAGTGGTTCTTCCGGTGTTGGTATCATGTAATATATTCTATTACACTCTCACCGTATTGTCAACCCCCATCTCAAGTATTTGTATTTTTTTAATGGGTCGTGCGGTTGGGTCATAGTGCAGTGTGTGGAAATAAGCTGTTTCGTAACCCAGGTTATACAACCACCAGAAGCGGTGATTTCCATCACACAGGATTTTTGTGTTGCCGTACACAACCAGGAAGGGGCAAATGGATCGGTCTGTAAACAGCGACTCCAATTCGATAGGCGTACAGGCGCTTAAAGCAATTAGCTGGCTGACATATACCTCTTTCTGCCACGTAATAATATCCTTAAGCGCATGTTTCTCTACGGTGGTTGGAGTGTCGTCGTTCCACAGATGTTTGTACAAACCGTAATTACGGCGCAGGTGGTGAGACACCCACGTTGCCCTAGGCGAGTAGTTCGGCGTGGGCAAAGTCGCCCTTGCGCCTCCCATTCGTTTCTGAATTAAAAGGGCTTTCAAAAGACGGCTTTGCTTGTCCATTATACTGTTGCCTCGTACATATCTTCCCACAGCGTTACCAGTAGGTCGGTCAGGACTTCCTCACAGACTGCTTTAACCTCATTAATGGTAGGACCACCGTAACGACGTATTTTATTTGGATCAAACCCTAACACCCGATAGTCGTCATCATCGAGAAGTGTTAGTCTACCGGAATTGACCCCCAACGCTAACTGAATTACTTTCTTCTGTTCTTCGCTCATTAGATTCACCCTTATATAATATATCCCCGAACACTACCTACATTCTAACTGAAAATTCACAAATGTCAAGGAGTTGTTCAGGGAACTTTAGAAATTGCTAATCTTTCTCTTCGGGTTTAAAACTAATGAGCAATCCAGCCTCATCAAACTGAGTGCCACCCGCTAGAATACGGGACGACTCTACACGGATAGTAGCATGTTCCAGTTCATCAATGAACCAACGCGGTGCAGTGAAGTTAACATACCACTTACCGCCCTCTCGCCACACCTGAGTTTTCAAAAACAGTTGATTTGTATTTTGCATTTGCGCCATTATCTGATCCCCATTGATTGTTTCCATTGTACGATTTGTTTTAGATTATCTTCAAGCTGTTCGATTTGATTCAACACCGTCCAGTATTCATCCCCGCAGGCATAACCTTTATGGGCTAAGTCCTGTTGAATAAGCATCCGGTTAGCGAAGTCGAACAGCCCTTTATCTTCGCCATCAATCACCAACCGCGATACATTTTGATACTGACTTAAGGCGGTCATTGTCTGACGGGTAATAGTCATCAAGTCCTCAAGCTGCCGCCACTGGTCATTAGGCTTTAACTCTACAGTCGTATCTTTCCCTTCGGCCTCATCAGTCGGCTCTTGATAGGCGGCTGCAATTTCTCTTTCAAGGGTATAACCCTGGTGAAACGGGCCGATCCACGTGGGCGCTTCTACCTCACCTTCGGGCATATCGAACACACCCCACTCATTGACAAACTTGTTCTTGGGCAGCGGGTAGTCACGGTCATACTGGAAGCCCCATTTCTTGGCGTTCTCAGGTCCTAACGCAGACAGGATGCGACAGGCAGGTACAGTCCGGTTCATGAATTCCTGCGGCACGATACTAGCCAGGATTTTGATAATGATCGATGCCACTTCAAAGGCTTTATCCACAGGTGTATCCACAATGATTTCATCATGCACCTGTAAGCAGATGTGGGCATCAATACCGTCCCGTTCAAATTGCTCATTCGCCAGGACAATGCCGCGCCAGATAATTTCTCCAACGCCACCTTGTGGCAGGTAGTTGGTGGCTTTATAAGCTGCCAGTTCTACCCGACGTTCTTCCACGAACTTACCTTCCCGCATAAAGCGGCGAGTGGTTTCTTTCATCGGGATGGCTACCCGTCGCCCCGACCACAGTGTAGTAAAGGCGGGTCGGTGTCCGTCACGGTAGCATTTCTCAATACGCTGTGTCAGTTTGATACGGCCTTGCGAGTAATTCATAAAACGGTTATCGCGGTTCGCCAACAGCACTTTCGCTTCTTCGGGTGTCGTACCAATCATGCGGCTGATCTTCCGTGCGCCAGCGCCATATGCTGAACCGAACGTTACCGCTTTGGATTTACGGCGTAATGCTTTCAAGTCATCCCACCGTTCTTCGGCAATCAACTGGCGGTAGAAATCAGGCCAGTAAATGCTGGTCATCTGCGAGTGGAAGTCACCGCTGGCACAGGCTTCTGCCAAGCCGCTGTCGCCAAAGGTCATAGCCAAAATCCAGTTCTCGGCATTCGAGATGTCAATCCCGATCAACACACGGGTGTCATCATCTGGCACAAGATAACCCTTATAGGTTTTGACATCGATGTTTTGCAGGTTCATCGTTACCGACGTAGCGCGGCCTGTCCGTGTCTTACGGGCAATGATCGAGTGCAAACGTCCATCCCGTTCGGTGTGGCGGTAGAACTCATCAATGCGGCTCATCTTAGCTTTATGCTGCAACAAGATCACGAACGGATCATCTGTCCAATTCGGGTCTTCGTCACTCAGGTCAGGCCAGTAAGTGCGGATCGCATCTTCGCTGAATGACCAACCGTAGTTGGCAAAAACTTCGGCTTTAAAATCTAAGTCCGCACCCGCCTCTACCATCTTCGCCAGCTTGTCTGTCACCAGTAACGGCTGACGGGCAATATCTTCGTTGTTGGGGAACGGAAAGTTCTTCACGATGAAGGTATAAAAAGGCTGGAACAATTTCATGTTCGCCAACTTCATCGGGTCAATCGGTGTAGTGCGGGTGAAGAAGGCATCATACCATTCGTAAATGATCTTAGCCTTTTCATACACATCCTGCTCTGAGGCACAGTTCCATTCACCGTCCTCGCTCATAATATTATCGACAATCCACTGCACTACATCCAGCACAGGCGGGTTGTCACGGTACATTTCATTCTGCGGGATGTTGTGTTTTGGCGTTGCATTGTGCAACCAATCCGCTATCTCAAGCGGATCGCCGTAATCCGTCTTAACATAGATAGACAAGCCTTGTATTTCTAACGGATAAACTTCATTGGCTTTAAAGTATGTCCAACGGGCAACGCTTGGACTTGGCTTGCCATGATAGGTATGATCCATTAAGCGTTTATAATATATTAATAACGATAACTGGTTTAACTTATCGGGACGTAGGGCTTGATCGACATCCGCCTGTACCTGATCGAGCGCAGCACGGAATTCATCTGCCAGGATTTTAAGGTGTCGGGCAACTGCGGTCTTATCCAGCTTGATACCCCGTGCGGCTGAGTTGCAACACCAGCGGCTAATACGCTGTTCCCATTCCACCAGTTCTGGTAAGTTCGTCCAGCGTTTAGTTGACAGAAAACGGGGTCGGTTCTGGCGTGTGCCGATGTCAATTTTAAACTGCCCCTCCGTAACCGATGAAAAAGGTTCAACGGTAGGGTCAGGTGAAGTTGCGATAATAGCTTTTTGCAGTTCGTACAATCTCCACGTTATGACGGTATCGGCTACAACATAACGCATTACATCATCACTCTCCTGCAAATGCAGGGCATCCCGCTTGGACTTCATGCGCTCTAAGAACTCAAGTTCTTCCACGTCTTTGAATAGACTATAACGGGTTGCCAGTGACTTAAGGGATATGTCGCCTTTAAAATCTTCACCCATCAGCAGCAGAATGGCAAAGGTCAGGGTGTCCCACACCTTAGAACCTAACGGGATTTTAAACCCGTACTGACCTCCAAGTGACCGCAGATCGAACACGGCGTTGTGGGCGATTGCAGTATATCCAGATCGGCTAAAAACTTTTCGTATAAATTCAATGATGGCGGGTCGTTCAGGATTGATGTGCGCCAAATCGAAAACCACAGGGGCGAATCCGTCGGCGTAGAACGATACCCAGGTGATGTCTGACACGAACGACAGACCGCGTTTACCTTTCCAAGCATCTCCTGATTCCTCTGTGTCGGTTTCAATATCAACCGAGAATGCGGGAACTTCTAGTAGCCAACTTGCTTGATCGGGATTTGTAATGTACATTTTTTTCCTCTATTTTAGACACTCCAAGTGCCGTTGTAGTTAGCATAACACCAAACATAGAAAAAGTAATCGAGACAACATAGATAACATCTAAGAATGATTCACACTGAGGTAGAAATCGAAATGCGAGTAAGGCGTAGGCCACAAAGCCATATACAATTGCACCCACTGCGATAGAAGCTAATTTAAACATTATTCCCCCCCCCGATTTAGGAAATGTGGATTCCACTCTGCACCGATGTAATTGACGATTTGATCCACATCCAGATTTAAGATGTAGTCAGGTACAAGCAGATTGATGGGGTCTATACCCAACCGAAGGATAACGCTAACTCCATCCGTTATATCCGTTACTTCCACACAGGCTTTATCAGGGATGCGTAGGCGAGATAGAGCCAGGAAAACTTTTTGCATTTTAATCATTGATGTACCTTATTAAGAATAGTTTATCTATCCGGTGGCTATTTAGGTTTAGACTCTTTGAAACAGTCGTTTTAGTCTCCCACTCCGCCAGCACCTCCGTATCGGGTAATGGGCAGGTGTACTCTGACACAACCACGACGTTATCTTTTGACCACTCTAACATGGTTTTCCAGAACTTGCAAGTGTCAAAGTCTTTCGCAAAATCATATTTAGTTGTGTTGGCATAAGGCGGGTCGCAGTAGATAAGCATCCCTTTTGGTGCGAACGCATCATAAGCCTTAGATAAGAACGCCACATCTTGAATCTCAGTTTTAATTCTCTGCAAACCGCGTTTGGCTTCGTCTGCAAAATTCCTCCCGCCCCCTTGTGCGTACCCGCCGAACCACTTACCCCCGAATGAACAACAGATTCCGTAAAACGCCCGTAGATGGGGTGTATCGTCCAACACGGAGGGGTTGCTCCTAACTTTGTCGTACTCGTCTTTAGTTACGCATTCAGGAAATTCATAGCCCGTCTGATTGGCTCTCCATAAACTAATTAAGTCTGAATTGATATCCGAAGCTATCCTGATTCCGCCCATTTTAGATACGACAGCCGCCGAGCCTACAAAGGGTTCAAAATATATCTGGTTAGGATGTCGTAGCTTTTCAAGCTGTTCCACAATCCTACCAGATAAACGACTTTTTCCGCCGAGATACCTCATATTATCCTATCCATTTATGTACCTTTGCATAGATTTATAAATCTGACCGATACGGAGTCGAACATTTTCATTAAAAGACAACAGGTGAGAAATAATCTGGCTGGCATCTCCTTGTGTCCAATGACTGTCAATTTCCATTCTATGTCGGTTGCACAGGTTTGTCAAGAATTTCTTTTGTGCATCTGACATTGGTTTGCGTTTCCAGCTACTCGATTTACTGACATACGATTGACGCAGATCGGTTACGTCGTTCATATAGGGTACAGCAAAGTCCATCAGTCGGTCAAGGGAAACATCTTTGTGTACAAATTCTTTCGGGGTTTCACCTTTCTTATAGTGCCATAATGTGTAATTCTCAAACATTTGTTTGGCGAAGTCAACATTGGCATACTCTTTATACTTTTCTTGCGAGAATGAAGTTTCGAGTGATTCCTCAATGGCAGAAAGTACCTGACCGAGAAGGGTAGCAAGGGTGTAAAAGGGAGGTACAATAATAAGTGTCTCATTATCAGATACTCCTAATGATAAAACATCAAAGCGTTCATCATGATACCAGTCACTACCCGATTTTCGGATCAGTTTGCCAATCGAGTAGATCAAACCCGAAGAAGTTATGACACCCTTCTGAGTGTCCCGTATATCGCGTCCATCTACCAGTGTTTCTACTTCGGCCTCATCGTCTTCCACCCGTTGGTACAAACCTGTGAGTGGATCGATGCGGTAGCCAGCTAATGTACCTGCGGTTAACACTGTTAAGTCACCCGCTGTCACATCGATAATGAGGGCATCCTGCTTGGCTGGCAGATAGTCGTTACCGTCAAATAGACGAATGATTCTACCGATTGCTTGGGTTGTCAGGACGACGTTATCAGTTTCTCGCGCCCATATCATACACGATACGGGTGGGCAATCTGTGCCTTCCAGGAACACGCCGTAATTATTAACAATTTTACATTCACCCTTGACAACTTTATTTAAGATGTTGTCGCGGTAATCTTTGTCATGTACGCTGCCATCAATATCGATTGTGGTGTTACTGTCTACATGGGCGCTGGCTATACCTGCATCACGAAAAGCATCATTCAATGCCCTGGATGCAGCTACGTTGGGCAGGTAAGCGAAGGTTGGTCGGTTCTCACCTTTCTCCTGCCACGCCTGTACAATGCTGGTAGCCCAATTGTCGGTCTTTAAGATGTCCTCTTTACCCATCGGTATCTGTGCATGAACACGGATTGGGTCTTTCAGCGGTGCGACAAAACCGTGTGTTTCTGCCCACTTCTGATTGCGGCGTATGCAGATTGTCTGGAAAAGGTTCGACAATGCTACTCCGTCATCACGGAAAGCAGTAGCAGTGAAGCCAATCAGTCGGGTCAGTGGTCTGTCTAATGCGCGGCAGATGTCCCACAACCGATTGATGAGCAAGAAACCGCCAGGAGCAACGGCGTGATGGGCTTCATCAAAGATGATTTCATCGATCATGCCGTAACGAAGAATTTCATCTACTCGCCTGGATATAAGAACCTTGCGCTTACTGGTTGCACTTTTAACGATGCCGCCATCCGGCAACACAGTTAAATCCTGCGGCGTGATGAGTTCAAAATCACTTGGTACACGATCAATCACTGTCGGCACAGAACCAATTACTAAACGGGCTTGCGGTTCTGTAAACTCTGCCATCTCAACACCTAATGTCGGGCGTTGAGTGATGCCTGTGTTAGTGTAGCCCTCAAACTCAGCATAGAATTGCAAGAAACGTAACTTGGTCTGTAAGATCAAATGGGCGGGTGTCATTACCAACACCCGCTTGTCGGTTAGATTAATGTGGCGCTTGACATATTCAACAAAGATAACCGTCTTACCCGCGCTGGTGAAGAGTTCTGCCAGTGTTGAATGGTAGCCCCGCTGCCACTGAAATTGAATAGCATCAAGCGTGTCCGCTTGGTAGTCCCGCAATGTAACTGGCATGTTACCGCCTATCGATAGAATTTAATAAGAAAATATACTACAAGGACGATAACAAATCCTATTACTTTATACGTCTGTATCTCCAACTTTTCTTTCTGAAATGTTTTCATTGGGTTCTCTTCCATACCAATATTCGGCTATGTCTTTATGTTCAACATTGTCAAGTACAAGGCTGGATGCTCCTGGGGTACTGGCGTATACTTCGGCAACTTTTAGGGCTTCATCTTTATCGTCTGTACCCAATATGCCAGCTAATTTACCATTCTTAAACCAGCGAACAACGTAACGTTTCATGTTACCCCCAACAACTTAGTTGTTAACCACTTATCAGCAGTTTTTAGTATGTCGTCGGCTTCCTCTCTAACTGAGCCTGAGTGGATAAAATCAAAACTTCCTATGAAATTACCAGTCCAATCTCCCGCCCAACTAAAATATACGTCAGCATCTATATATTCATGTGATACTAAGTTTAACATCTCTAGCAGAATTTTAACTAATCCCTCTTCGGTTGTACCGACATCGATTGTGATTCTGAATTCATTGTCCATTATACAACCTCATCTACAAATCCATGTTCTAATGATTCTTTGCTGCTCATCCAGTAATCATGTTTGAGCATCTCAGTGATTTTTTTCTTTCCAAGTTTACAGTGATCTCTATAAAAGTTTCGTAATTGCTCAATCTGAATTTCATGTAATTTCTGGTTGTCTTTAAACTGCTCATATGTACCCCAAAACGATCCACTGAACTGATGTATGAGCATGATTGAGTTGCGGGTGATTTTACGACTGTCGCAGGCTGTCGATATGATCGTAGATGCACTAGCTGCCCACCCTTCAATGACTGATACAACGGCGGTGTCAAGGGACTCAATGATGTCAGCTATAGCCAGGGCGGATGATAGGTAGCCACCGTTTGACTGAATGTGTAGGATTATGGGCTTTAAAGCCCCTGCTGTTTTATCCCACTCAACTTCGCCATCTACTTCCCGCAACAACTTGGTTAACTCTAAAGCGGTGTCAGTATCCACATCAGCGTAGAAGTAAATATGTCTACCAACGCGAAGGACATTAGCGTTATCACTGAACCCATCTATTGCTTCGAACAAATCCTGCTTGCTAGAATTGAGTGGCGGTAACATTATAGTCCTTAATTATAGAGGTAAACGATTGGAAATCCGTTGAATAATGGATACTGCATATGGGTAGGTGGCGTGTCGTGTATTTTCTCAATCTTGAAATCAGGGAATTTTACTGGATTAACGATATGCACCTGGGAAAACGGACGGACTTCTCGGCTGACGAAATCTTCAACTGAGTCATAATCTAAACACTGCATAAAGGCTTCAAGATTTTCGTGGTCAACGTCGTATTCAGAGAACACATAAACATTGTATTGATATTTTAGATCGACTAACATGATAACTCCTTATCGTCTTCGTTGTCTGACTATTCTAATCCCTAATTCATTTTCTGTCAAGGATCGAGCTTCTTTGTAGGTTTCGTAGCCGCACTTTAATGCGGTCATTACTTCACGCTTGGTTGGGAACTTACCACACTCAGTATAATAGCTGCTCATATAGTCTTTAACACGGTTCAAGCTGCTGTCACTGCGGAACAGATTAAGCACCTGGGTCTTAGTCGTCACAGTGGTCACATGCTGGCCTACTGGACGGCTGGCAAAGATATAAATGTGTTTCTCATCGGTGGTTGCATGAGGGCGAATACGTTCCATCGACTGGATCATTTCGCCCTCTTCCACCATGTCTACATAGCGTTGGGCAAATGGATGTTCGAATGTTCGGAATGAGTGACCTGTATATTGACCGTGATACGGCCTGGGTTTGTAAACGAACTGATACTTAATAGGCGTGTCAATTTGAAGTAGACTTGCCCAGGCTTGTACTTTTCGCCATACCACATCATAAGGAATTCTTGAGACTCCAAGTAAGACCACTGCATCACAACTTTTATACTGGTTAGTCCCGCGAAGCGCACCGTAATGTCCCCAGGATATTTTAGCATTAGCCGCAGGATATTTATACCGGAACACATCTTCAAGAATATCACGCACTTTTTTATGGATGACAACGAGTACAGACGAATGATGTTCGACCAGGGAATATATAGCATCTGCGTAATCCTTTAGTAGACTATTATTATCGTATAAATTAGGATTGGTAGGTATATCATGCAGGTAGAATTTCTCACCTGCCATATTCTGAACAAATTCAGCCTTACGGTTGGCACGATCCCGTATCTGCCTGCCCATCTTGCGTTCCAATTCTCCCCGTGTCCAATCACTACCTGTCACCACAACAATGTGGGCGTTGTCATTCCGAACCTTTGGCGCATAGATGTCCAGTTCACGGTTGAATGCGCCTGCATACAGTTCAGGCATATCGGCGGTTGCATCGGCTACCATCACAGGCGTTGAAGCGTTGATCTTAAGTGAGTCATTCTCGTACACTTCCAGCACACCTGCCACCAGATGCAGCGCGGAAGGGAATTCATTATCTGGATCGACTTTATAATGTTCGAACTCTTTCAGGATGGCATCAAACACAAACGGCATACAACGGCGCTGGATAGCATTGATGTTACCATTCAGAAAACTCGGCTGATAAATATCATGCAGAATTTTCGGATCAATTTTAGTCGCCACCCGTGTCAGATCGAATGCCCCGCTGCTGCTGGCTTTCAGATTGCTATCAATCAGCGCCAGGAACTTCGAACCACTAATCATGTAGCGTTCATTAGGTAGCTTGTTTTCAAACTGCTGCGGCTCACCAGAATTGGATTGGATAGCAGAACGCAGCGCCTTTTCAAACAGGTTAATTGCGTGTACCATTTCGCCATCCGCCACTTCCATCTCCCAACCGGAGATGTGGGGACGGAAATCCCCTGGTTCAAAGTACATCGGTGTGTCGATAATACCAAGTGGCGACTCATCGATCAACACCAGATCAGTATAATCTGATAGCATATTACTGTCACGTAAATGCTGGTGTCGTACCACCGTAATCGGCTTGCTGCGACGTTCGGTGTCCTGGGCTAAGTAGCCCCGCTTCTTACAAGCATCCCGCATAGGGCAAGCAACGGCACAATATGCCCCGACATTGTGATTAAATTGTCCTAACGTTGTGGCAACTTCGTAGTTAGCACAGTTGTTAATGTTACGGGCTTCAAATTCGAACCACAATTCGTGGTCTATAGGGACATCCACCGAGTTATCAAATCCCGATTTGTATTGAGTTGACCAGAGTACAGCGGCCTGGGAGAACGCTTCGATGCGTCTCTTAATATTTTCTGAAACCTTGCGGTTAACATCCTTCTCTTCTGGATCGTCTGCCAAGTCGATTGCTTTAAGTGCGTCATTATAATCCTCAGTGAGTTTTTGCCATTCTTCGGCCTTACGGCGCATTGATTCTAACGCAGCTTGCTCGGCAGTCTCTACCATGACATGGGTTTTACCCGACCCAGGTGGTGCGTTTAACAGCAGCAGGATGCCATGCCCTCTACGTTTGCGGGATGAATAAGATGTTATGTAGCGGCGGATAGCGGAGCGCATTGACAGGTCGCCATCACCACGAATGTCGTCTAACGTAATAAGATTTAATTTTTCAGGCTCGTAAAACGGGTCAACCTCACGGAAGTCTTGGATGAATACAGGTTTGGATGCGGTTACTTCTTGGGATATATTTGGTTTATATAGGTTATCCTGTATGTATAAGCGGGTTTGTTCTACCCCGTTTTCTTCCAGTAAATTGGTAAGGTCGTAGTTCTCACGTTTGTCGTCTGTCCACTTAATTACCTGGGTGTCAAGCCCCAATCTGTCAGCCCATATATAACCTTTAAGACTGAAATCCTGTCCCGCCGGATCGTTATCCCCAAAGATGATAAATTTCTGATAGCCAAAACGTTTCAGGAAAGCCGTCTTACGCATCGTCCATGTGCCTGTTCCCAGGTTAGCTACGATGTTCTTATAACCTAGATGATAGGCGCTTACAGCATCCTTCGCACCTTCTACCAGCACTACCATCCTATCAGATGGGTCGGTGTTAATGTGCCAGAAATAATTACGGCTTGATCCGCGTAATCGCTTAGTCTTGGCTTGACCCTCCTGTGGATCGGGGTTGCGGCCTTCCAGAAACCATTTAACTTCCGAACCATCCTCATCAGTTCTGACTTCCATCGGGATAACATGAACCGGACCATCCACGTGGTACATCTCATAATAACCCAAGCGGAAGTAGTCAATCGTTACATCATCCCATCCGAACTTGTACCAGTAATCTCGATGCACCAACGCATGTGCCAGTGTCAGATCAAATTCGCCAATGGTGGATAAAGGTACAACAATTCGTTCTAGCGGTGTAATATCAAATTGTGCAGCTACATCAAAAACAAGACGTTGGGCTATCTCAGGTAATAAATAAACACCATTATGGCCTCGTCCTTCCCTACCGCATACATTGCACCACGCATGTCCATCAGAGAAAATTTTAAACCTGTCGTCACCAACGAAAGATACACCATTTTTATAATACGTATCAGATTGATCTACAACAGGGCAGAAAGGGCAAGGAACGTGTACTTCGTCTCTTGCCCTTTTAGGTACTACTTCATCAGGCCATAATGTCAGCAGTTCAGTGACATTTCCAATTTTTGTCATATAAATCTACTTTAATTCTAAGGCAGGGTAGTCCCGTACATACTCTAGCTTACCACCCAACCGCCAATCAAACCATCTAATTTTTGTTTCCGACGCTACGTTGCCCTTTTGCCACAGCATCATGCAGTAGGCAACCGCATTTGTTTTGTTACCCAAGTCAGGACGGAACGGGATACGGCTGATAGACTGGAACATATAGTTGGGTGGCATCTCAGTGAATAAACCTAATCCACGCCCCGAACCTTCCAGAAACACCGTCTTAAGCAGGTAGAATACCAATCCATTTTCCCGAACCGCTTCTAAACCAGTCCGTATAAACTTTTCTGCAAGTAGGTTATCCCGCTTACCGTCCACGATACTGTAGGGCGGGTTGCCGACTACGAGATCGAACGACGAATCAGGAACGTATTGGCGGAAATCCATCGTGCGCCAAACGTCGTAGATACCCGTCGGTGGTGCAACCACATCTTCTCGGATTTCAATGCCTTCGATGTGTGACGCAGGCCATTTATAACGCGCCATGTATCCCCATCCACCGCCACCCGCGCCTGGATCGAGTATCTTCGTTGGCGAGAAGCTGCTTGGTAGTATGTCGAGAACAGCCGATATGAAATGCCTGGGCGTGTCATAAAAATCAAACGGATTGGCTGCAACTCGACCTCCTGGTATGTGGATTATTTGAGCAATATTATTACTAACCATGAAGCATATCCTGATACCGTGTCAGCTTACGTGCTAACGCTGATATTTCATTTTCGAGAGTGATGATTCGGCTAGCGTAAACATCCACGCGATCTTTGATAACCCCATCTCGTAACTTTTTTAAGGTTTCCGGTCTTCCTGCTGAACGGATACTTTTAAGCAGGTGTTCGACTATACGTTGATCTTGCTTTGATATATCCTCATCACGGATAACTTGGGTGTCGATCCGACGACTCCATGCCGCCCTGTCGTTAGTGGATGGAACAAAGATACCAAGTTCGTCTAACAGCCATTCACCGTCCCGAAATTTAAAATCAGAACTCAGTTCACAGCCAGTATAAACTTCACTGTCTACCCAGGTTACATTAGAACCTGTTAAGTTTGCGTAAAAATTAATTTCATCATCTACATAAAAGTCACCAAATACGTTTATCGTCACCGCCCCGTGTAAAGGTGAGCCGGACAACATTGTATTAATCGTAATCATAAACCCACCCTGTTATTTGCTTTAACCTCCGCATACCATTTGTTCGCCCAAAACACCCACTGTGCAGTGTTCCAACCTTCAAGGGTGGGGTGAACGACGCGAGAGTTCCATATGATCCAATAATATATTAAACGCCGGATAGTAGAATAAGGAGAATGATGTTGTAGTTTAGCTGCCTGTTCGTTTAGTTGGTCAGCCACCACCGCTGTAGTCCAGCTAGATGTATTCCCCGTAAGTCGGCGGAAATGAAACCGAAATAGGATGCGTAAAGATATGAGTAAAGCTATTACATGCAGCATAGCTCCTCCTATTAAAAGAGACGGGGGCAATTACGCCCCCTCTAATTATTAAAACGGATTGTCGTAATCAGCCGTTGTATCCGCAGGTGTAGTGGCAGGCAGTTGAGCGCCTTCGGCTGCACCAGCCGGTAACTGTCGTTCGAAAGTTGCGGGAACATCAGTACGAGTAACCAGATACATAGCCATCATACGATTTTTCATGTCGTCCTGAATGAACATCTGTTGGTCTTTCAGATAGGCGACATACTCTTCGGGTGTCATCGTGCGTTCACCCCCCTCAATCATAACCGAACCATCAACCATGCCCTTTTTAGGATTGACACCCAGGATCATCTTGTTGCCTTTGCCGTCCAGAACGGTGAAGTTAGGCACGTAGGTGTTAGGGTCAAAGTTGTTCAAAGTCACAGTCATACGAACCGGATGGACGGGAGCATTTGGATTATCCACTGAGGGCTTACCTTGTGGACGGTTGCTGAATGTAGGATAACGTTTACCCGTATCAGGGCTAGTCCAGAAGCCACCCAGGTGTGAGAAGTAATGGCGGATTCCTTTAAATTCTTCACCATCATAACGCCGTCCAGCTTTGTTGCGGCGACCAGTCAGAGCGAATTGCATACCCAGGTTGACTGCTTTCAAAGTCATCAGTTCTTTGCGATCCACATCCCATACCACGTAGGTATAGCTTTCACGGCACATCGAACTGAACCATTTGGTGACGGGCTTACCTTCGGCATCAACACCCACAGGTACAGTCACATCCTGAGCAAAGGGGCAACCGACGCAAGCATTTGGCATTGGTACGGGTGCGCCTGCTTCATCTTTCGTCCAGCCAATTCGGTGAGTTTCTTTCGTGCGGTAGTCAAAATATTCTTTGTCACGATACTGCCGCCAGGGTTCAAGCCCATTATTGGACGAACATACAGGTGCTTCGGATGAACTGACACGCTTGCCTTGTTCATCAAATTCCCACATAGTACGTCCGCCGTAAGGCATGTGGTTCATGATGTTGCCGTCTTTTTGCATCCAGTCGGTAGCATCATCACGTCCGATAACCAGCGGATCAACCAACAGCAGGTCGATGTAATCTACGTATTCGCCTTCCTGGTCAGCCGTCAAGCCGCTGATAAAAATCTTACCCGCTTGCCCACCGTGCTTACGGGAGTTCTGCTGCGGGAATTCAATACGGCGCATTGGTGGAAGTCGTTCGCTGTCGTCGCTGCGGAACAGATCGGTTGATCCGGTCTGTGCTTCGGTTTCCAGCATGTCGATCAAATAATCAGGTGTATGTACTAGGTCGTTAGTAGTCATTTTTTCTCCATAGATTGAATAGTTTGAATTTGTATCTTACCACAGGTTGAAAATTATTTCAAGTGCAATTTTGAATATACCGTTTGTTGGTTGACTAGCTCCTTTGCCTCTTGTAGCGCCAATTCAAAGTTCGGTGCTTTGCGGGTACAGAGTGGGTTAATCCACACAGAACGAGGTGAGTCAGATGTGGCAGCAAGTACCTCAATCATACGTTCTCCCCTGGTAGGCCAGTAAGCCAAAACATCTCCGCGTCCACGTGCAAGTAGTGTCATTCTAAACTCCTATAATAAATTGATTTGAACATTATCGGATGGGTGTAATACGATCATCTCAGTATCTTTGGACGTTCCCCCTATGAGGTCGCTGTTCTGATAGGTAACTTCAAAGCTGTTGCCAACTTTGCGGATAAACATTACGGTACGGTCTTTACCATCAATATGTATTCGACACGCTAGACGTTTGTTTTGTTTTATTAAAGCGTGTACCTCTTTAACACTCCGGTTGAGCCACTTTGTTGTAATTTTTAACCTCTTCTGGATACTCATTGACGTACTTAAATGCGCGGATAGTATCAAGTATTGTTTGTTCTTTGTCCTGAATTTGTCGTTCTACAGCGTCAAGGTGGAGTGAGAAGCCATAGGTTGCTTGGCTTAATTCATACCAATGTTTTTCTAAGTCATCTAATTCCACTATAAGTCTGAACAGATGTTTTATTTCATACTCAGCCAATTTGTAATGCATAATTTTCAATCATAATACGGCGCACCAAATGGTGCAACCCTTTCTCCCAATGGTGGTCGGTCAGTAAGTAAACCACTTCGTACCACAAACTACGTATTTTACTATTATCCGATAAATCTATTTTCAGGGTGTTCATATAGTCAACCCAATAAGATAAGACATTAGTTGCCTGTACTTGGATAAAGTCTGTTTCAACGATGTGGTCTACCAACTGTTGTCGAGCAGAGTAGTACCCTGCTTCATAATCCATCGTACACCACTTTGAAAATTTTGTCAATGCTTTTTCTATCAGATAGTTCTTAGCGTCGTCATCGAGCAAATGCCACTCAGGTACAATATATACATCTAACATAGTCGTTTTATATATCGCATAAGCGTTCGTAGGTATTTGAATTTAAAGCTGTGAATTGGTCTATGTGTTTCTATATCATAGATGCAACCATGAAATTTTCTATCTTTATTTTTCCACGCCCACAACCAGATGACACCTAACACGTACCCGTTCTTATAATAAAATATTTTAGTAGCATCAAATCTGTGCCACCCGTTAGTTGATTCAGTCTCACATCCAATAAGAGGGCTGTATGGCAATTTTTCTAATCTGTTAAACTTATGTATGTCCATTATATGTACCTCGCGGGGGTCATGTTAAAGCTAAGCAGGTAAGACCTAAACTAAGTGTTGTTCTATTAATTGTTCTATTAACTTATGGTCTCCAAAACCATAATTATATATTATGTTTTTCAGTACCAAAAAGTCAAGACCACTTTCAAGCATTATGTAAGGAAGTAATACTATTCCTAATAGTCAGATAAGCTGTTCTTTAATTTAAGTTTAGCTGACTGGTAAACATCAATCATCAGATGTGCGGTGGCTGATGCTTTTTTAATTGACTGCCATCGATGGCGGTCTGTATCTTTGACAAACTTATAAATCAAGTCGGGTGTAACATCTAAATAGTTAATAGAATATTGGATTACTTTTTCCTGACCCACCGGATCAGTTAACCAATCTGATTCATCTATCTGCTGCTTAATAATTTTCTTCAATAGTAAATCCATTCTCGCAAAACTGGTTTCTCCGTCGTCGTCTAAATCTTCCAGACTATCTTCATACTCTTCTATGGCAGCTTGCGTCAAACGTTTTAACTCTCCCCGCCATGCGGTGAGTGTCCAGGCATTGTTAGCGGGGAGGTCTAATAACTGCTGGAAATCTCCAAGTGACGCTGATAACTTTTTACATTTATCAGCGTCACTGAGGCGCATGGATCGGAAGTAGGGGAAAGAGAGACAAAGGAAAATTGCAGTGGTGTCAGTTAATTTGATAAGCCTTCCTATGCTATCATCTACTAACCGAATTTCGCCTACGTTCATTAATTTAAAATACTCCAATGGTGTGCAAGATTAGCACAAGGTTAATAAGAAACGATGCCAGGAAAAATCCCCTAGCGTAATGCTTGACTTTTTTCGGATCAGGTTTAGGTGTGAACCAGAAGTCAATCACCGCCTCAAGCATCTGATTGTGGGCTAAGTCTGCCCGTTCCGATACCTCACGTGTGACCTTATCGGTTCGCTTGTACACTTTTCCGTTATAGTCAATGCCGTCAATCCGCAGCGGCAGGTTGGTGCTTTTCCATTCGTTCCAGTGTTGCAGGTTAGCCCGTCCACCGAACTTGTCCGAGTAGTACATATCGGTGAAGATGGGGATAAGGATAGGCTCTTTTTTCACCACCTTCCTGCCACGTTCTTCTACTTCTATAGTATTATCCATGAACCACCATTCAATCACCAGACGGTTCAACGTGATTACTTGGCTGCGCTGCGGTGAGTTGGAGAAGCGTGAGCCGCCCCGATCCGGTATACGGTCATCATACCTACTATCATACCGATCATCGTATCTATCGTCATATCGTTCATCGTAACGTCCGTCCCGCTGCTTACCGTTCTTTCGGTTAATGGGGCGCTGCGGTTCGGAGTTTTGGATGCGTCGGTTACGCTGCTCTGCTTCGTAACGCTCTCGAATGCCTGACGAACTCGTTGCCATGATTTTTACTCCTTATATATTCCATAGCTGGATGTTTTCGTGATCGTTTCGATCTCCAATTTTTAGGAACGTTTGTAACTTGTATGAGTTTATAAACCTATGCGCTACTGTCGATTCCATGTACCCATCATAATCCTCTCGCACATCGTACACAGTTTTCTCGTAGCGGATGTGCGAATTTTTCCGGTGGCGACGTGGATCGATATGTATTTCAAAGGTGTCCACCACCGTCCTGTTCCAATAGAAGTACATCCGTGCATAGCGTTCTATGTGGGGGTATTCCAGAACTCGTAGGGGCATCTTTCCTTGCGCCATAAGTCCTTTGTCTGACGCATACGAGAAGATAATCCTAGCGGACTCTGGTGTTGGGCTTTCGCTATACTCCTGTAGATTTCTATAATACAGGATTTCGGATACATGCCCTTCATAGGGTACTCCCAGGTGATCGGTCATGGCTTGATAAGCGTTACAAAGTCGAGTAAATTGGTCGATCATTTTTCCTCACAACTACAGACTACCACAGATTTCAAATTTTGGCAAGCGGTTACTCATCCGCAGGTGTAATAGATGGCACTCGCACTTCGTTCTTTTTCCGCAACTCTTCAAACTCTTCCAGCGTGTGCAGTTTCAACAAATAGTCGTGCGGGTTTTTTCCCGATAGGCGCATAGCCTCCGACTCGTTGAACGCGCAGCCTGTACAAACGAAGTGAAATCCTTTACTGCCAGCCATCATAAACTCTGCTGGATTTTTACACTGTGCCGTATTACATATAGGGTCAGCCGGAATAACACGTGGGGCAAACACAGGTAATGGTTTAACTGCCTGCGTCCGTGAGATTTGCCCAGGCTTAATTTTGTTTGGATTGAACATTGTTATTTCCTAATAATTAATTGCGAAACGCCAAATAGGTCTGTACCTTTTTTCCAGTTTGTATAGATAGTTATGTTATCCGCTACTACAATGTATGGTCGTCTTACAAAAAGAACGCCCATATTTTTCTGCCAGTTATAAGTTTTAGATGGTCGTAACATATAGTTAAGTACGGCAGATAATATATTTTTGTCATATACAATGACATATTTTCGGTATGGTTTTAATATAACATTCGAATAGTCATCTAAAATGTCGTCAAATTGAACCCGACCTGGATCAAAACTTATGATAGTATATGTTATTATATGCGAGTCTTCGATAGTAAGGGATACACTGACAACTGGATTATGGGTAAATAAAATAGTACAGGAGAATGCAGGTGCGGAATTTAATCGTTGACTATAATAAGTATTGTGCCAGATAACTTTGTCGCATTGTGACGAATACACAGATTGCCCTGGCATATACTTTTCGTATAGCTTAATATCAAATTGCTTAGAATTATTACCGACTACTATTGAAAGTGTTATGGTTAAGGAAACGATAAATGCACATAGTAGGTATACAAGTATTATATATCTTCTCATACCTTATTAGTTACTGTTACTTTATCAACTGTTTTGACTTCGAAACCTGGGCTGATCCAGTGGATGTCATGCTCACCATTCGAAATGTCTACCAGTCCGAAGGCCGCAGGATCGGCTAACAACTTTTCCTTAAGCGAACCTACTAGAATTTTCAGGAATGCTGTACGCATATCAACGCTGTATGTCTGTTGATAGTTGTCGCAGAAAGCTAAGATGGCGCGTAGCGCCCAGGATTCATCGACAATCTCTAATACAATATCTTTGTGTATACTAACACTATCGTCAAAAAAAGATCGTTGCGAACTATCACTATTGTAATACTTTAATACAGAGTTGTCAAGTACACGACGCGCATTCGTTTTTTCCCGCGTCATCTCTTCTTCTTTTTCTATAATGTTACCGACCTCAGATCGGAAGTCTCTGAGGTTATCGGCAGCAGTCTTATAAGCATCGAAGGCTTCCTGCACATAATCAGGAATTGTCATGGAATTTTTCACCTAGTTTCTTACGAAACGCTACTATTTCTTTCTGATCGCCCATACCAAACAGCGGCGGGATTGGATTATTCTCCGTCTGCATAACGTCTGCAATACGGATTGCCAGTTCGGGGTTGTCCTTGATTTGTTGGGACATGGTTTGTATATACATACCTGTACGTTTTCCGAACAATGCTTGAGTAAGAGCCGTGCCGGACAAAGTACCCACTATAAAGGCCAGTCCCGCACCCGCATTGGTTAAAACAATTACGACTAGGAGGACAACCCACACACCAAAAGCAGTTTGTAAACCGTCGTTGAAGTCTTTACGGTTTTTCTGAATTACTTGATTTAATATCGACTGCGGATATTTTTTATTCATCGGTGTCACCCCCATCTAACAACTCAATTAACCCATCCATAAAGCTGTGCGGATTATCATTGTTGAAATCAAGTTCGGCTGTCACATTCCCATCAGTTTCCGGTACAGGATTGTCAGGAAAATCTTCTTCCGCTATTGGCGGCGGTGTATAATGGCCTGAGATTGTTCCACTGGATACCCAATTATGTTGACCAAAGTAACGATCTGGAATATCCGTCGGTGAATTTGCCCCTGGATCGAAAGCCACAATGCGCGGCAGCGGATTAAAAGTTATAGGATCGTCCCAAGATGCGTGTAGTCGCGGTGGTTGATGAGTCAACTCAGGATAGCGTCGGTTCAACCACTCTTGATAGGATTCATTCCGTCGTGGGTTAGCATCTTCCACTGATGGTTCTGGCCTAATAAATTGACCATAAAGCATTTCGCGTCGGTGTGCATCATCTATAATTGGTTCAGGACGGGGCGCAGAAGAGAGCGCCATACTGGATAATGAGTCAGTGATACGGCTAAAGGCTTGGCCTAACTCTTCTGCCGTAATGCTCATTTTATTATACGGAGAATAAAAGGCGCTGAATTTGTCTGCGGTACGTTTAGGTGACTCAGACTGCGGTGCAATCGGCGGTGTAGGTTCATCATCCGGCATGTATCGGTTCTTGGGGTAATTATACTGCATCTTAAGGCGCTGCACCGAATGGTTCGACCAGGATAAGTTATCAGTCATTTCTGTCTTACGCACCTGCGAAGTACACACCGATGCCCATTTTCCCCTGCTAATTACGATGCCGAAATAAACGCCATAATTTGTAGATGATCCAATTGACAACCCGTTCTCTTGTGCCAATGACGGCGGCATGGGAATGAAGCGGATATTATAGACAGGTAGACGGTGAATTTCGCGGGTGTCCAGTTCCAGCCGTTTGACAGCTTTATCCCCTAACTGTACACGGTAACGCTTGACTACAGTATTATCTGACAGCACCGGAATTTTAATCCGACCTGTTTTCTTTTCATATTCATGCGCTTCGGCGCTTGCCCAATCCAAAGCGTCCCATTTATCAGCAGACTCATAACCATTAGACTTGGGCATGATAGGCGGAACGAGCCATTTGTTATCTACTTCTATTATATTTACCAGGGTAAAAGACATAGTGGTTTCCTTTCGTTTTGATTTTACTAGAATAGCTCAGAATTGGAAATCTGTCAATCCCTAAAGTCGTTCTCCATATATTCGGGGGCGAGTTGTGCCTTCGTCAAAGCGATAATTACCAATAGTAACATCGTAAGTGAAGTAACAGTTTAACAACACATCCATGTCTTTATTATAGGGGGATAGTAGTTTCCACATATCCATCACTGTTTCCTCAGTAATTTCACCGAGTTCGGCCTCCACGCGGGTTATATCATAAGTGCAGTAACCTGCATGTAATGTGGTTCTGTTATAGTAATCAGCCTTTTCTGCCAACCTATCCGGTTTGTCATGTACAATATAGTGGTTGTGGTATTCTTCGGACAGATACGTATCCCATTTGTGCCAGTAAGAATAAGCCACCATGTATAACATTCTTGGCTTACGGTCAGGGTTACGTAGCATATCCCAAAATGCGGTATACATCCCCTTTAAGTCCATGTTTTCCCATAAATACCCCCACCGTTCCCGCCGCAGGTAATCATCAGTTACACACATACGGAATGAATTGAAACCGTCCTGAAATACAATGGCATTATCAATAGAAGATATTGTCGCTTCCATTAACCAATCTGCTGTGGCTGATCCATCCCGCAAATGATTCCTCCAATCCGCTAAGAATGCAGCGGTGTAACTGTCCACTTTTCCTGCTATTAAATCCGCCATGTCTGCATGTTTGGCTAGTCTTGACATGTAACTCATCGCATTTCCCCTCCATACATAGGCCGTGAATAGCCTGGACGAAGTTCTCGACATCCTAATAACAGGTACGGATGTGTCCGTAATTGATACTGTATGAACAGTCTCTCAACATCGTCCATAGATTGTACAGACATTGTTGAAAATGTTATTGAATGAGAACTTACGTTATTCAAACGGTTAGCCAACCGCAGCGTCTCAATTTGATCTGTTCCTAAGACCTCAAAGCGAGATGCCAATCCTGTAAATTCGCGTCGGCTCACACCATATATGTAAAGATTTCGTGGGAAAGTTGGTACTATGTTATCGATTTCTAATACACGGTCTGCTATGAACTGCCAATCAGCATGACGCATATCAACTTTCAAATGCTCTTGATCGAAAGCGTCATACACATATTTCTGCGGCGACAGCCAATCTTCTGTCCAGCAAATCATCATGGCTTGTTTTAACTCTTTAGCTGTAAGGCATTTACTCGCCATCTGTTTCGATGCCTCTCTACGGGCTTTCTTGGAGCGAATAAGTGACCCCAAAAACGTATGCTTTTCTACCATTGTCCGGCTCATATTTTCTGGCATGTTGTACAGGTACTCAATCGTGTTTAATGTTTCGCTGTCCGGTATATGGTTGCCAAGCAACTGCATAACAAACCTATTCATCTCTTTAGATTCGTCTTGTACAGTTTGTATCCTCTGTTCCTGTTCTGCTTTTTTACGCAACATCATCTGTTCGTAGTTACTAATTGTATCCAGGTTAGCCATGTTACTAGCCATACAACCCCCTATATGTTTTCGTACATATAATATGGACGAAGATTATACCCATCCAGTTTCAGGTTGCCGATCTTAACGTCCATTTCAATACGAGCGCCCTGACTCCGCAAAGCATCCCGCAGTTCTAACAATTTCTGGACAGCGCCAGCCTTTGTTTCTGGCTGGTAAGTAAACTCGGACAAGACGTTGTGGCTGTTATAGCTGTGCCGATAAGCGCGGTTATAGTAGTTCGGGTCATCAGTTGCCAGCACAAAAAAGTATCCTTGTGTCGGCACGGATAGATAACGTGAGGATAATTGCACCATGAACACCTGTACCATTTTACGCTGGTTTCCCCGACGGCAACTTGACCACAAGTTCTCTACTACGTTACGAAAGTTTACCTCTGTGAAAGAAAACCGCCTACCCCATATTGTGAAGGTTGTGTCCGACCAATCGCGTGTTACCGCCATACGAAAAGCGGTAACAGCGTCATCGAGTCCGTCGGCAAAACGGATGGTAGCACGGGCGCGGTTCTTGAACGTCGTTGACCAAAATGTGTCTAGCCACTCCATCATGGCAACATCGGTTTCAGTCAACGGCGGTTTCAAAGTTTTAACTCTAGGCATTATACAGCGCCTTCCCCGTCGGTTGGGTCATTCACTACCGGAATGTATTGACCATTACGTACCCAAAACGAACGACCATCTTCGGTTACAGTATAGTGCCAATCCTGATCCCAGGTGTTATCCATCATGCCGTAACTATCTTCTTGCAAATCAATTCCTTCCATCTCCTGAGTATCACCAGCAGCAGGCAGCAACAAAATGTTATCCAGGCTATTTAATGTATCATCGTAGACCCGTCCAGCTTTCTCAAGGATACCTGCATAGTCGGGTTGGCGCATACCGTCATCATCAGCATAACCGTAAGCGGTATCGTCCTCTTCATCTTCGGTTGTATCGCCGCCAGTATGGGCATCACACCAACGGCAGTAATAAACATCCTGTCCTTTACGTCCTGCGCCTTTCTTTAAAACAGCCGCATCTTGCCATTCAGGTTGCTGACAACGGGAGCAGCTAACCGCTTTAGGTACTGAACCTGTGGGGCAACCGTATAACTGATCCCAACGGGGCGTGATCCTGATCCAGCTATAACCGGATTTCCTGATCCATCCGCCTTCTGCAATCCAAACCAGACGGTCTGGTGTATGCCACTGTGTACCGTCCTCTTCGATTGCACCCCACTCATTCCTCAGTTCCAAAAAATCCGCTGCCTTTAACTCAGGCATTTTATTCAGATTGTAGCACGATTCGCAAACAGGGAAACCTTCTAGCTTTGTCCAGTACATCGACTCGACAGGCTCGATTTCACCGCAGGACTCGCAGTGTATTGCCTGTCGGCCTGTGATCGGATCACTATACATTTTAATCTTATGGTCGTGACCGTCCAGTTTCATCGTGAAAACGGTTACGTCGGGTCGTTTAACCCACTCAGATGGGGTCAGCTTGGCGCTGTTGTTGGTCAGGTATTTCCCCCTGATAGTGTCGGCATTAATCGTACCGGAAGAGGGTTTTGTACCTGTCTGCCACGTATTAGTAGATGCATCCCACCAACCTGAACCGCCTGTGCCATAATTTTTTACCCAATCATTCTCGTAAACCTCATCGTCCCATCGGCTGTAGCCACCGTAACGGGTAACAACCTTTGTGTGCGGGAAATGCACATCCCGATAGGTGTAATAGAACCGCAGAAACTTACGGACTTGGGCTTCGGTTTCTTCTACGATCATATAACACATATCACGGTGTTCATCGTGGTAGCCTGTGCCAACGTTCATAGCCTTACAACCCAGGTGTTCCAGCCGTGAAATGTCCGAGAACGAACCTTGCTGGACAGTTAAAAATTCACTGACAGCGGGTGTCCAATCACCGCCTTGATAATTATAAAGCACTACACCTGTGCCGCGTCGGTCAAATTGGAAAATCCAATTATACTGTTTACCCGCTGGCGCTACAAAGTTTTCAGCCGTAGTTGCGCCAATTTCTTCGTCGGTGGTCAGCAGAATATCGTACTGATCTTCACCGATTAATGATGGCAGCAAATCCAGAATGATGTACACACCTAGACGATCATCTAACTGCGGATTCCAGATATAGTTTTGCTTCGCTCCGTTGCGGCCTAACCGCGCCCGTTCGAATGTCCAGTTTTCATCGGGCATAATAACTGAGTCCAGATGCGCCACTGCCAGGACTTTCGCTCCATTATCTTTATAGATATAGAATGATTCCTGGGCATTCACACCGCGTCCCTGAGTGGTTACAACTTCACCAAGTTCAAAGAACTCCGTCTCCGGTTGCAAACACCGAGCGCGTAATTGTTCTTCGTTGATTTTAATTTTCTTCATCGTTATACCGCCTCTTCTACTAGATCGGCAGCACATACGGCACAATGTATAATTGTGTCGCCATGCTCATCTTCGCCGTGTTCGGTTAGATTGTGTGTATAGAACAGATTATTACAGTTGGTGCAACTGGATGTCTCTTCTTCGTAACACTGTTCACAGACGTATTCAGTTTCACCGTCCAGATAAATTGCATCATCTTCATGCACCACGTCGCCGCAGTGTCCACACGTCACAGATACGTTGTCATAGCATCGGTCACACAGGTATTGTGTATCCGTTCCGTCAGCGGTTTGGACAGTCAACTCATTGATGTCCTCTTGAGGCACGTAGGTGTCGCAGTGTTGGCAGCTTGAGAAGTTGTCATGGAAACAATCGTCACAGTAATAACGCCCGTTGTGTTCGTGGTAATCATCACCTTCATAGATGCTGTCATTGCATTCGTAACACTGGCACAGGACGTTATCTTTCCACTTCAAGTCAATTTCGGTATATTTCTTGCAGACTTCGGCCTCACCCACAATAAAGGCGCGGCTACCGTTGATGTACAGATTGCCATCGGCTGAATTGTTATTAAGCAGTCGGACTTCGCGGTAGTGGATTGCATTCTTCATGTTCAGGGTGTTTTCTAAATGCTGCACTAACACCCGAACAATAACACGGGTCGGATCACCAGCAAACCCGTAACCATTAAAGACTGTCAGCATACCTTGCTCCGGTACATTCGGTACAACCCAGGCACGGGCTGTCCCTCGTTCGTAAGATACTTTGTTAACCGGATCGTTACCCATATAGAACCGAATAGCGAAGCAATCATGTTTTTTCATGACATCACGGGCGCTAGCGCGGCTCTGCCAGAAACACGAACCGCCGTCCCCAAACTCCCCCGCCCTCCACGAGTGTAAATCTTTGGTGAAATCGATGGAATAACCTGCATTCTTTTCTGAATGCGAAGCCACGATATTACCCATCTTTTCCAGCCAGTCTACAGGCACAGAGATTTTGGTAGTCTTGTACACGAACTGCGAATAGCGGCGGGTGAAACGGCCTGAGTATTTATTCCCGTCGGATAATACTTTTTTACCGTCTGATTTTGCCGTCCACTCCCAATCATCCGGTAGTTGGGGCAAACGATCCTTCTTATAATCGTAAGGATCATAATCAGGTGGCAGCAGCATACGCCAGTCGGGGTTACGTAAGCTGACACCCTTGATATAATTTTCAACTTCACTAACGCCGGAATCGCTGATCGCATTTGGGTCGGTGGACACTTGAAAACGCTGATTGTAAACAATTTTATCAGTGAGAACTAATGGCATGGTAGAGCAAACTCCTTAGTATTGATTGACGAGAAACCAACTGACAACAGTGTAGCACAGGACGAAAACGGTGTCAAGGGGGTTTATTATAGATTAATACTACCAATCGGGGTCATACTTACGGGTGCTTTCATCGGGGTAGCGGAACACCCGTTCCACATTCGAAAAGCTACGGCATCCGATTTTAGTATAGACTTGTAAGTTATAAGTGCCTAGGTATTCATCAAGTACCAGGGCAGTTAACTGCTGTTCCGCGATTAGAAGATCGTTACGGGAAACCATCAATTCGGTTTCTTCCAGCACCACTGTGTTAAGAACGGCTACAATTTGTGCGCCAGTATTGTCGTAGTGGTCTTTATCGGTGGTGATAAGCACTCGCAGAATTGGATGGTCTGTTAACTTACCACTGAAACCGTAACGATTTACTTGAGAAATCATCAAGTAAAATTTAACCACATCGGGGTATAACTGCTTGCCTGTGATGCGATAGAGGCAGGTTGCCAGCATCTTCCAATTGACACTTTTTATATCAATACGGCTATCAGCCATGTAGGTGTGATGCCAGTCGTCGCTGATTTGCATTTTCAAATAGCGGGTAAAGTCATCCAGGTCAGTAGCCTGCTGCGCTTTCGCAACGTATTCAGGCAAGTTTGGTTGATTAAAAGTCTTACGCAGCAACGATTGCAGCGCAAAATAGGTGTTCAAATCAGGAAACTCGTCTAACGTTATAACAATTTCATCGGGCTTGATCGGTGTCCATGACTGCGCTACCAGATCGAAGCAACGATTGCAGACTTTTGTTCCACGTGGATTAGCTCGATTGTCGCCATAAAAAACAGGTTCTCGGAAGTAAATATCCCGTTTTAGTTCCCCCAGTATTGAACCATATGAGCCGCCACATATAAAACAAATGTTTGGTTTCAGACTTACTTGACTCATTACACCCTCTCTCGTTCGTACATCAACCGTCGGTTCTTGGGTAACACCCGCACTTCACGGCTGTCATACTTACCGTACACCCTGAAAATGCCGCCAATATCGTCCAACTTGTTTTTAATGATGTACAACTCGTGCAGATAGGATTCAACTTCTTTAGGCGGAACTGTCCATATTTCGTCAAACACAATGATCGGGTGTGACCAGTTTTCAAATAAGAACTTAATCGTATCTTGAACTTTGTCGTCCGGCTCAGTAGAGAAGATGAGTGCATAAGCACGTGCAGTTTCGTGATGAAAAAGGATTACACGAACTTGGTCGGATTCTAACTCTCGATTGACGTAGTAAAGCTGTGCTAGCCACTCGTAATCAACATTGTGTAAGAATATCGGTTTGTCTCCCAGGTAGGGGGCGCTATCATCCACCATGATACGCCAATCATAGGTGCAATAGATGCGGAAGGCTTTAGCCAAACCTTTTACAGAACAGGCGCTTTCAGCCAGATCATATAACACGTCACTGGATGCACCACTGCGCCGAAGTAATACATTGCTGAAAAATTCGAAAGTGTCCTGATTAGGGAAACCTGCGCCGTCCTCACACACACATGCTGGATTTAATACGCCGAAGTTAATACAGCCTGCTGGCATAGCTGATCGACAGGACAAACACAAATTAAAAAGTCCTCTAGTATCTCGCCCGTTGCTTAAAACACAAGCGTATATAGGGGTCAAACCATCAGAAGATTGGCAAAACAGGCAGCGTGTTTGTTGTGAGTATGACATTTTAGAACACTCCGGCAGGTGCGGGTCGATCATAGATATTAAACATCTGATCGAAGAAAATGTCAAGGCTGAGTTGGGCAGCGTCTACCTGCCAGTCCACGTCGTCAAAATCGATGTCGGTAAAAGGCGGCGTGTAAACAAGTTCTTCGGTTACTTCCAGGTTCAGCAGCAACCACAGGATAAATGCGGCGGGGATTACGAAATTTAGAACGTCGATCATTAGATTATACTCCTTAGATTTGGGGAACGAAAAAAACCCGACTAAACAGGCTTAAGAACAATATCAAACCGCATCATTTTCATGTCGTAACCGACAGTTTTAGATACGATTTCCAGACCAAGTGATTTGATTGCGTCTCGAAACTCGCGCTCTATATCTGCAACATATTTTTCATCTTGCAGTTTTCGCAGCGGAACATTCCAGACGGTGACAGTAAAGCGGACGGGACGAACTTTGTCATTCAGGTTCGCCTTAACCATATTAGGTTCGAACACACTAATGGCTGCGTCATGCAGCTTTTCCAACAGGCTTAGAAGATTCATATAGATGTACCTTTCGGTGGTAGTGGCGCTTAAATTTTTTTGCAAAGTTGCTGAATTGATGTCACAGTTTCATGTTACCACTGACTGCGGAAAATGTCAAGAAATTGCTAATCCTCCCGCACAGGCAAGCTATCTAAAAACTTCTGCGCTATAACCAAATCGATTTCATCAGCACTTAAATCACGCCAATTATCCGGCATGTGCTTAGTGACATTCCGCAGTTTAGGAACAGGGACACGTTTGAAGCGGGTGTCGATTGTCACTTTCCATACCGCGCCCATATTATCTTCAAAATAAATACTGCTTACCGCCGGATGAAAGGCTGTTTTTGCAGTATGCGTTAAAATACGTAAAGTGTTAGGATAATCCATCAATTTGTCCTCTCAGATATACGTGAACCAGATAACACAACGTCACGCAGGTATTCTTTTACGCTGCGTTTAGGGATTGAACCAGGAATCGTTGACCAATACACCGAAACCACAATTTCGGGTTTAACATCCACAATCTTGAACGAATTAAGATATTCTGCCCGACTGCGAATCGCCTGATTAACCGAGTCAATACGATCTACCGTAAACTCAGCATTTTCGGTATCCAACTCAATCCAAAACTCATAATGCTGTGGTAAAGGCGTTAGCGCGTCAGCCGAATACGGATGTTTGTCGCTGCTAAGAAAATATAGCGGGTATCGCAGGTCTTTTAACACGCCGACCACTTCACCCACCAACTGAATATTTTCGTCTGAATCTTTGGGTACGTATAATACTTTATCCCCTAATTTGTACATAATATCTCCTTAGATTAAACATGAAAAGAGACGGGTAAATTCTTGATATGGGAAGTTTCTAGCCATAAGATAACCCATTATCTCCGACCCGTCTCTTAGTGGGTGTAGTAGGATTCGAACCTACAACCTCTTGCTCAGGCGCAAGTGTTCTGCCAATTAAACTATACTCCCGTAAGACAATTTAACAGAGTGGGGTATCCTGGGATTTATACGCCTAGTGTGGCGCACCGCACACCCCCACCATTCCAAGTGAGTTTCACGCAAGAGCATTGTACACTGATTGCGCTATCCTGTCAAATTGTCTATCAGGACGCTCAGGATTTGAACCTGTATCACTCGTTTTGGAGACGAGCATTTTATCCAGTTAAACTATCGTCCTATACGGCTATATATCGTCTTGTAAAACTATTAATCCCGATTCTACTTCTCGATGGCAGTTGGAGCATAACAGAATACATTTGTCAAGTTCATTTCTTATTTCGCTCCAAGAACGAGTATGCCCTTCACCACTTATTGAAAAACTCTTAATTTCGGGGTCTATGTGATGGAATTCCAAAGCCCTTGTGCAGCGGTTATAACCGCACAATTGGCACGATCCACCTTTGTATTCCCGTGACATATCCATTAATTTTTTACGCCGCTTTTTAACAGCAATAACGGACTTTTCGCGCTTAATTCTCAATCTTTCTTCGTCCGATATTAATGGGTTGGTTGTATTATGTAGGTTGTAAGGAGAACAGTCGAGACAATACTTTCTACTGCCGAGAACTTTTACTTTATTGTCGATTACAACTCGGTTCGGGAATGAATTTCCACAACCTACACAAAAAGGCATGTTACTAACCCCACTATAAAAACTACTTTTGCCGCAGTCCGTGAAAAAGCAGGTCGAAAACGAACACAAACACAGTACCGACAACCACAATAAAAAACAGAATTGCCAATGCCTCAGACATAACGGCCTCCATAGATTGATTGAAAACATGCCCCTAACCGGATTCGAACCGATGTCTGCTATCTGAGGGATAGCCGTCCTGCCGCTAGACGATAGGGGCTGAGTATGTTTAGCGTCCACACTCACGACGTACAACCAAACACGAACGCAACAAGCAACCAAACCAACAGGAGACAAATCTGTTTCGGTGAGTATTAATCACCTATGCCCTTAGTGAGATTCGAACTCAAAGATGTCATATAAAAACATCTACGTTTCTGCCTTGAGAGGGCAGCGTCCTGAGCCACTAGACGATAAGGGCGTGGTTACAGCCAGTGAATTGAGTTTAAATTTGTCGGTTTCCCCAAACCTACACATAAGGAGTCCAATTCAACTGACTGTAACAGTGTCCCTGGTGAGATTCGAACTCAAAGATGTCATATAAAAACATCTACGTCTACACCTTGAGAGGGTGTCGTCCTGAGCCACTAGACGACAGGGACATATAAGGTGGAATTCCGCTGTTACGAGCATTACGCAACCATAGCAGCCGTTACAGAGAGCGAAATTCCTACTGTTAAAACTATAACAATAAATAGGTGTCAGTTCTCACTCATACAGGATTTAAACCTGTGTTACTCGGTTATGTGAGTAGTCTTAGAACACTAGACGAATGAATGTTTCCCTGAGACAAAAACCAGTGTACCACAGCTTCGAAACGGTGTCAAGAATTTGCTAACCCGCCCCGCAATCAAACCGTACAGGCTCATAATGATCGGGGGTTTCATCCTGCCCAGGTGAGCCGATCAGTTCCAGCCAGCCGTTATTATCCGGCTGTAATACAATGCCGTCAGGATGATCCAAATCCGTGATTAGCCATCGTCCGTTACCATCGTTTAAATAGACGTAATAACAGCCACCAGGAGGAAAGTCGGCTACCGGAATACTGATCGATGGCGCACTTGGCATCCAACCACTTTCTTCGCCGTCAACCGCTGCACAGA